AAATAATACATTTAGCAATCCTAATATTTGCATCAGCCCAACGCCAACCCCTTCGATTACTCCAACTATTACCGTTTCTCCATCGGTTACACCGAGTGTTACCATCTCTTCGTCTGCTACACCAACTCCAACAGCATCAGTGACCCCAACAAATACAGTTACACCAACAGTAACTCCTACTAAGAGTGCCACTCCCACTCCAACAGTTACGCGAACGGTAACGCCCACACCATCTATAACACCAACTATTACTCCTACCATAACGGTTTCTATATCTCCAACACGTACCCCTACTATGACTAGGAGTTTAACTCCTACTAGTACACCCACAGCAACGGTTACCGTTACTCCGTCAAAAAGCCTGTGTGCATCCAAAAAACTTGGCGAATTGTTATATCAAAGCTCAGTGTATGTTAATGATGATATACAAGTACTTCATAAGGGGTTTTTATTACAAGGTAAATTATTGCCTAATTTGAGTATTTTGAGTGAGATCCCAAATGCCTCACCCACACCAACTCGTACAACGACCCCTACTCCAACACCATCTTCTAGCGGTTAGTAAGTTACAAGGATTTAGGACTAATGGTATACTCTCAAGATTTTTTAGATGCTACATTAGATAATGTTAATAATTTTACAGCACTATCTACTGGATCCGGCCCTACAGTACAGGTACTATTTAAAGGCTCTGGTATTCATACTATTGGTGGACCAACACCATTTGTAGATATATCTATGAATGTAGAGAGTAATAGCATAGGTATTCCAGAAGCTGCCACTACCAAAATAACACTAACTGGTAAAATTGTGCGCCCCCAAGCAACTAATGCTACCGGTAGTGGTATTAGCCATGTATTAAGCGGAGTCAAGCAACTAAATGATTTGTTTACTCCGGATCAATTTGGTGAATTTAAAATCACATGCAATAGTAATGGATCACCATCAACAGACATATATGCACTAACCGGTGTTAAGGTGATTAGTGTTGATGTGTCTAAAACTGATAACAACTGGATACAAACTGCCGACTATACTATTGTACTAGAAGGATACAAAAGTTATATCTCAGGGTATTCGGTTAAAGGACTCGTTGATTCTTGGTCCATAGAATCATTAGAAGACTATACCTATAGTAATTTTACTATTAATGGTATTACACAAAAAGTAGAATATCATAATCCTAATCTCAAACCAACAGCGCCTACAGCACAATCGCTACAACCAGGAAGTACTCAAACTGGCGGAACATCAGGAGGACAAACACCATCTTCGTCATCTGCTACTCTGGACATTATTAATATTCCACAATTTAAAGTTACCCGTACTCTAAGCGCTATTGGTATTCCGAGTGGTACTGGTGCCACCAGCGGCCTCATGAATAATACCTATCTTAATGCGAAAGCATGGGTTGATTCTAGGCTTGGTCTGAGCTTAACTAATTCTCCCGGAACCGGCGTGGTATCTCTGTCTGGGGCAGGTGGGACTCCTCCTCCTCATTTGGCCACAGGTTATCTATATAACCATATAAGGAATACTAATTTTAGTATTACAGAAGGTAGATATGAGGTTGTGGATAATTGGATTGCGATGCCTACAGGTATCGGCTTTATTGAAGACTATACTATAGATATGTCTACAGATGAACGATACATCCATACCGTATCAGTAAAAGGAGAAATACGAGGGTTATCCCTAGCTAGTGGTTCATTAGGTAGTGGAGTATCCAACTTAAGTTCTGGTAATCCATCTAGGATTATAGCTCCGACAGGAGGAGCATATGCTGGATCATTAGTTCATCAGGTTCCAGACACCCTCGGCTCTAGCAGCACCACTGCTTCAATAACCGTTAATAAATATCAAAATGCTCTTAGTGGATGGATATACGATATAAAGCCGTACTTATATCGCAGAGCTTGCATTGCTATGAGCACCAGCGATAGAACGGTTGGATATGTTCCGCCATATAATGCTGGTGGAGGTTCTCAATCCCCTCCCAACAATCCTGTTTATTCTAAACATGGTTTATTAAATATTATTCCAATATCTACTTCAGAATCACATAATACTAGAAAGGGTATAATTTCTTACTCTTATGATTTTAATAATAAATTTACCATTATTAGCGGCGTTATATCTGAAAGTATAAATATTGAGGATAGTGGTCCTACCGACGTAATTGGAGAAGCTTTTGTGCTAGGTAGAGCACTTGGGCCAGTTTTACAAAATTTAGGAACTAAAACTTCGGCCAAAAAAAATGTTATTGTAGAAGTTACAGTAGTACCACCGTCTAGCCTAAAGGGGTTTTTTGTACAAAATAGCGATTGTCCGCTATGGACAGGGGGAACGGTGTATCAAGCTATAGCGGGAATTGTAGAAGGATTAAAACCATTCGGAGATAGGCCGACAGCATTTTTTGGATCATCAAATGTTATGAGAGGAGGAGGATCAACCAACGCAACAGGACAAGTATTTGTTTCATCAGATAATCAAACTTGGGATCCGACTAATGGAAAGTTTGTTCGATCTGTATCGTGGACGTATCAACAATGTACAACAAGTAAGAACTGGTTAGATCATTAATTATGCCAACACAAAGCTGTAATACCGAACCTAAGCAGATCGCTCAGACATTATTTTTAGGAGCTAGTGTATCTAGTTATAATACTAGCGCAGGGTGGGGCGGCCAGCCTTCACAGATAACTGTTAATTTAATCGAGGACGAGGCAGCATCAAAATGTTTGCCAGAAGGCGCTCAGACATATAATCAATTTGCAAATAGTTCTTTTGCCGATAATCATTATTCAACCTGTACAGGGGTAGGCTGTTATATTGATAAGTATACCGGACAGCAAGCCACCAACAACACACCTGTGGATAATAGAATCATCCCCGGTAAGGTATATTATTTTTTAGATTCTACAACAGGATTATTAAAATCACGATATTGGAGTAAACCAGACCCTGGATTTTTTGGCAATAGTACTAAAATAGATGGTGGAGGTGTTGATCAAACTACCGGTACTACAACCTTTAGATATGATATTATCGATACGCCGGTATATTTTCGTATGGGAGATTTTATGTTTGGCGGTTTTGTACAGTCTTGGACCAGGAATCTTAATAGTGGAGGTAAGCAATATAGCGTTATAATTAATGGACCATCATCTATCTTAAACTCTTGTTATGTTATTATAGATAAGTTTGCGGGCTCAGTATTTAGCAAGGCGTCGTCTTCCACCATATATGGTTCGCCTAAAAATTATCTGGGTGTCGATACAAACATCACATACGATAATACCCACCTAAAAAAAGGTATTTTACCAAATGTCTTTAATGTTTATGGTTTTCTTGAATCTTTTGGAACTAATGGTTTTGGAGGTTCAGGGAAAAATGATAACGGAGTGAGTATTAATTATATTTTAGATGCGCTATCTGTATTAACCTCACTATCTCCATCTTCGTCTAAAAAACTATGGACAACCGGAACAGAGCTACCTCGTACAGCATTTTCACCATTTGGAAGAATCATTTCCAAGTGTATGGTTAAAGACAAAGCAGATTCAGATTTGTATTCTCCTATCACTAGTGCATTTTCTTCGTTTGGAGTTATACCACCTCAGCCAACTATTGCCGGTATTGGCGCCCCTAATACAGAAGGGGGTGATCGCTGTCAGTTTGTTTTAGATTTAAATGATTTAATCTATACAGACAGAACCAGAACAACAAAAAGACTACCAGACGATATTAGACTAACTGGCCCAGTAATGAGCGTTATGGAGCTAATTAATACAGTAGCAGAAAAAACTGGGCAAGATATTTTTATTGAGATGGTTCCAACGGTATATAATAGCACTATCACTCACGTTATTAAAGTTAAAACAATATCCAGACTACAACAGCCTAGACCAAATATTATAGAAAATACTATTAAAAACATGGAATGTAATGGATATTATATATCTTCTAATTCCTTTGGCAAAGAAAAGAACGAAACACCAGCAAGAGCGATGATTATTGGAGGTCAACAGCAAAGATTATTTCAAGTTAAAAGTTATAGATTAGCATATTCTCAATCTAGTTTTATTTATAATCCTAAAACCGGAAACTTTATTAACTATAGAGTATATAACCAACCCAATAGCACCCCCAATTCACTACCATTCTTCTCTCAAGCTGCTCAATATGGTCATGGTAAGATAAGACCAGTCAACTTTTGTACAACTCGAAATAAACTATTAACGGATCATTTAAATAGCAATGCTGGTTTTACATACCACGATATAGTTAATGATGAAGATAGGGCAACGGGTACTACCGCATCTTTTGCTGTAGCAGACAGTGTGTGGGCTGATGCCTCAGAAACGGGTAGTGGAATATCTTCGACACATGGCAACTATAAAACAGCAATAAAATTAACCGCACAAGCCCCCATAGCGGCCAATGATAGATGGATTCCTTTGTATATGGACGCTATTTGTCCATTTTTTGGTTTTGTTAATGATGAGAACGCTACGGTATCTATAGGAATAGATAATGACTCCAATACGGATGCCAGACAAATTCGTCCAGTATGGCTAGACTCTTGGACTGGACAAATTAATGTTGTAATCAATGTTAATGAATTGCCAACCCTTAATGTAAAATTAAATAAGGTTAGTTTAGGTTCCAGCTTCACATTACCATACACGTACACAAGATCCATTGCACAAAACACCAAGGTTCTAGACAAAACAGGACAGATTACCTCGTTACCAGATGTTGAATATTTTTATATTACAGAGTCTGAGATTAGAGCAGCTTTGGCTGGATTTGATAACTTTTTGGTTTATTCGTTGTCAAAGACATATAAACCAGATTTAATAGAAATGGTTAGAAGGGCATATTTTCTACAGACTAAACAAAAACTAGTAGACAGAGGAGTATCGGCAACAGAAGCCGAGACTATAGCCCATAAAGAAACTGACTGGTATTGGAAACTATTAGGTGGTAATATAGGTGGAGATGAATTATATCCTGTGCCCATTAGCCCAGACAAAACTGATGGTTCACAATATATACAAGAGAAAGCTTTGCAAGATCTCAAATTATTACATAAATTCGTAGCAGAAGTGGGCAAGCATTACGGTAAAAAATACATGGTTACTGCGTGGGGCTTGCAATCATATAAAGACGAGAGTTTGTTCGGAGCCGCTTTCAGTACTGCACAAGGATATGGCTATATCTTTCAAGGCGATGGTAAATTAACATATAATTACATGCCTACTAATGAAGGCGCCTGGGAAGAGTATGGTAATATAATCGATGACAGTATCGTTGTTGGTAGTCCAGAATGGTATGCTATTACAGATGAACAGGGTAGAATTAAGCCATTACTAGGCTTTAATAACAACTATAATTTTGACCATGTTCGATATGCTAAATGTCAAGCAGCTAAAAATGCGAAATTTAATGATCCTAATGACGAATGGAATCAAGCCAATGCCAATCCTTATTTTAGTTTTAATACCTGGTTAACTTTGCAAGAGGCTAAAACCACCAATTGTTCTGATACCTATGTTTTCCCATCTCTGGACATATCTAATTTATCTAGTTCTGATTATATTGTCATTGATCAAAAAACAACCGGGCTGACACCCACATTGAGTGTCGTATCCAATAGTAACGGCACATACGGCACAATTAGCCTAACTAACAATATAGCATCATATAATGCATGGGGTGAGCAGTTAAAGTCTAGGGATGCTCAGGGCGCAGAGGTACCCCTAACTAAATCTAAAATATATGTTCCAACCAGTGTAGAAGAAAATTATGTATTCTTGGACCCAATCAATAAACAATATGCTAAGATATTAATTGATTCTCCAGGATTAAGTCTCTATTTATCTAGTGAGGAAAATGCTAAAGATCCTAATAGGACAGTAATCTCTAACGTTGCTGCTGAAGACCTCATAATATATTTAAAGACCCGTCAACAATATGATTATGAGTGGATAAGATACATGCTTAGTTATATTGTGCCAATGAGCCAAAGCAATGGTGTGCTTGGTGGAGATATTATGTATGGTACGATTGCAGCAGCTAGTAATACAACAGCGAATAATGTGGAATTAGCACCAAAAGCAGCACACCCATTTTTTGCTGCTATTCCCATCAAATCTAATATCTTTGTTTATGGTCCATGGACAAATTATCCTCATATTACCGGAACAGGCATTTTTCCAGAGGCTACGACAATTGATCAAAGTACAACTTTGCCGGTAACATGCACACCAAGCACTTTTACAACAACGGCTGAGATGGCAGAAAAAGCCGTCAATAATATGATAACCGCTACAGAAATTGAGGTACAAGAAGATTTTGTACCTTGGAACTATGGTGGAATATATAATTTAGACATAGCTGCATTTAAAGAAATAGAAACCAAAGTCAATTATCAAACAATTATAGAAACAGCACAGGTTGAGATGCCTGGGTTGCCATTATTCAATTTGGGCGGAAATTTTGTATATGGAAATATAGGCTTGGGTTATGATGCTGTAACCACTAGAGATATTAATTATGAGTCGTCTTCTTATGACCCTAATCCATTAGTAGATCTTACATACGCTGGTGGAAGTTTGGTATTTTCTCCTAATTCTATGAATACCAATACTTTTAATTATCAAATTATAGATGTAAAACAGGTAGCCGCTTTTGTTGCTGGCCCAATCATTACAAGTATTCAAACTTCAATTGGCCAACAGGGTATTAGTACCACATATACTTTTAGAACATATACTAGAAAAATTGGACTTTTTAATAAAGAAGAAAATGATCGAATGAAACGATTGGCTAAAATCAATATGCAGAGAAACAAACAGATAGCCAATTTGCATAACCAAATGCAGAATATTCAACAGCAACAGCAAAAATTTATTACAGATGAAAGATTGAATAAAGCCGAGTTTGGAAGTCAAGACTTATCATCTAAATTATATGGCTGGAGTCCTAGTATGGTTATTATTGGCCAAGCTAGACCATATATTGAAGAGCCATTGAGGACACCTAAATATGCTGAAGACTTCACATTAAATAGTAATCCCGGTGGACTTAATACCCAACCCGGATCTGCAACACAATGGAGAGTGCCGTCTGGTAGTGACGTTGGAGATTCATCGGTAGAAAAAAATGGATTATTAACCAATAGCAGCAATGCTAGGACTTTCTTAAAAAGCACAGGACGCATAACATCAACCGTACAACTTTATGAAAGAAAAGAAGTCAATGGTCAATTAGACAAAGATTATGGGATGCAATCAGCAATGAGTCTAGACGGACTATTGTCTCCTATTTCTTTTTATCCTACATACAAAAACGCAACCTTCTCTTATTCTTTACATGACACAGCACGGTGTCCGTTTTGCAAGGGAACTAAAATTCGCAAAATGGAAACAATAGAGTATTTAGACAGTGGTCAAAAAAACAAAACAACTATCGACGTAGCCTGTGATAAATGTACTTATCTTAATAAGAAGCTTAATGCTACCTTAAATACAGACAATAATGATGTTCCTATTAATCTAATTACATTAAACCCCATTGTCGTGCCTAAGGGTGAATTTAAAAATAGTAATAGTCAAAATTATAGCGGGAATCATCCAGATAAATTGCACGGTGATTTGTCGAATATAGGAGGATACACTGGCCAAACCAGATATTTTAGAGACAGACTCAGACACTGTATTGAAATTGTCGCCAGAGGGTCTGTTCCACCATCTAAGGCTGGCTATGCTCTAGAAACTAGTCGTAATGTCAATAAGGCTAGTACCAATCTAACATCTAACAAAAATAATTTAGACTATTATCATCAAGACATTATGCTTAGTCATATGAGATCTAAATATGGTGATAGTGTGAACAATGGTGTTGTTCATGAGAATAATCAGAGGTTTATCGGTTTAAGAGGTCCATTAGTATTACATTCTTGGGGATATGACCAAGATGGTTCTCCAGTGCCCAATGCTGCGGATGAACCTTATGCTTTTGACTCTTATGGAAGACCCATGAGATTCAAAATTAAAATTACTCGAAAAACTAATACTAAAAAATATAAATCATTAAATATAGGAGAATCTTTTGCTCTACAAAACGACTCCAACGCCCCCATTTATGCAAAAACATTTAATAATGAATATCTTCCAAGTGGAGTAAATGACAATACTGACGTATATCCTGTTGATATTGAAAACGACCTTAAAACAAATGGTGGTTATGATCCTAATCAGGGATACACTGGAGATATTATTGGCAAAACCCAAAAATGGAATGGATCAAGATGGACTGAAAAAGTTGCTACCAATGATTTTTATTTGAATTGGGCAGAAAGGCCCGATTTATGGAAGGTTGGTCCTATTGATTTATTTTGGGATGACGAAAGAAAAGTATGGAGTGGAGGAGATGGTGGGGCCGAATTAATGCCTCCATATATTGTTACTAATAGTAATGATATTAGTACTTTAGAAGAGTTTTTACGCAAAAGAAAAAAGAAAAAAGCATCATATCAAAACATATATGCTACATTAGAAGAAGATTTAATTAAACAACCAGATTTTGATGAAACTTATGCTACAAGAGCTTTTATAGATGATTTAGAATATTCAAAAGATCCTTTGCTGGCCGGTTATAGACGTTTAATATATGTTAAAGATAAGTGCGGATATTCTGCTCCAAAAGGAACCAAGCTATTATGTAGATACAATAGAGTCACCGGCTTTTATGAACCAATCAGTAAACCGGCGATTATGGCCAAAGGATCTATCGCTAGCAGCAATAAAGCTACTATAGAACTACACTATGTTCAAGGGAGAAGATCTGGTACAGTACCTTCTGTTATGATGGATTATACTAACCCGATGGGATTTACAACAAATACAGGAATGATAGGAATGTTTACATTTATCAACGGAACGTGGACTTTAATTTCAATTAAATCATAATAAATGCTATCTTCAAGACTTATAGACAAAACTAATAAATGTAATATTGTATATAGATCATTTGTAGATGATTTATATCCATATAAGATATCTACTGACGGCTCATCTATTTTATATAGTGATAATTCTAGCCAAACTATATCTTATAACAAATTAGATACCATAGGAGCACTAGCTGTCCAGTCTTATTCAGATATTAATAATGATGCATTAGCCGATTGTTGGCTGCCGGTTTTTGTTACAGACGATGCGCATATAGAGAATAAGTTATTGTCTGATGATGGTAGTTATGCCAACGGCAACTCTGCGTTAATTAGCGGTCGCATAGGCATGGAAAATTTTCTATCATTTACTCCGAGTTTTAGAAGTTTCTCCAACGCCGGACAGATGTCTATTGACTGGATTTTAAATCGACATAACATTCCATATGCAGTATATTATGGTATAATGTGTTGGGTTAGACGCAATAGCACATCTAATCCTATGATTATAGGCGGAGCCGCCTCTAAATTAGAGAGCTTTCCGCCCGGCACTAGACTAAAGCACTCCACCAAACCCAATGATGTATTGATTAAAATTGATAATAATACATTATATTTAGTTAACAGTCAAAGGTACACTGTTTCCACAGCCGTATTACATCCTGATGAAAATATGTTTATTATTCAAGCATCGACGCTAACAGACTCTTATACTTTAGCGCCTGTTGTTACTAAAGAAACCTGGACCCCATCATCCACAACAACGAATACAGAAAACGTAGATGGTTTCACCATCGCCCAATTAAATAATAACGTTAGACTATGGGTGCCAGACGGGGATTGTATATTCTATTATGCTTCTGAAGCTGAAAAGAGGGTGGCTGAAATAAAGGGCATACCTTCGAATGGTTTTGTCTCCCCGTGCCTAACTCGATCATATACTGCCATATATCGTATCTTGACACTTGATCAAACTCGTAGTTTTGCTAAAAAGAATTTACGAATCGCCAGATGCTATAGAAAGCTAGCACATGCTTTAAGTACTAGTCCTTTTATTACAGATTTTGCTATTAGGTCATTAGACTCAGCAGCGGTTAAGACTATTGTTGACACGTATATAAATAATAGTGCTACATCAACAAGCATAACTACTGAAACCAATTTATTAAAGACAGCATTAAAAGACATTAGTCTATTTTTACAAAAAACCATTACTGTCGGTAGTGGCACAGCTAATACCGGTTTATATTTAGATACTAAACCATCGCCATATAGTCTTAACAATAATTTAATTACTAATAAAAACCAGCTATTCACAAAACTGATTACAAAATATGGAGCTAATCTGGTTCTGTCCAGCGGACCTGTGACCTTAAGTGTTAATAGTAGTTTATTCTCAGATAATGCTGGTGCCGTTATTACACAAGCTATGGATTATTACTGTCCTAAGAACACTAAAGAAAGTTTAATCTATAATAATCAAAAAATTACTTATGAAGGCACCTCAATAGTTAGTAATATATCTCCAACAAATTCTAGTCTTTCTATTAGAAATACATTTTCTAATGAAGAAACCGTATCTATACCATTATACGATATAGCCAAACCAGACATAGATGGTGCGCAAACGTTATTCCAACCCAAGCTGTTATATACTGGATATATTGATAGACAATATATGTCTAATGGTACATTATTTAATGTGGCAAATAATATTGGTTCATATTATAAATACGCAATGAAAACATCGTCTCGTATTGATACAAATGGTACTCTGATACCCAGCCCAGATTTAATAAAGGGAGAAGAGAATGGGCCAGAATTAGACGCCATGGATTTATTGCTCAATGTTAGAGATAAAACATCATTACTATTACACGATAGATATATTGAAAACCAGATGTCTTTTTTGTGGGAAAAATTGTCTGGCCCAGATTGTGAATTTATAGAGAATAATGGAGGCTTCACCAATACTGCTAAACCGTCTAATACTACAGCTAATAGTAGATATATAAGATTAAAAATAAAAACTTCGGGCAAATATGTTGTTCAATGTACTATTAATTCACCATATGGTACATTTAAAAAACAAAAAACAATATATGTTTATGATGGTGCCGATCTGATGGAAAAATATAATGACAACGGTTTTAGCATCACGATATCATACGTACCCAATGTTATGCTCAACAAATGGTATGATGAAAATACACAGTCTTGGGCAGATGTGCCCGTTTTACTTCCTAATGAGCCCGAATTTACTCCTATTTATCTTAATCGAGACAATCTAAGGGTACGTTGCTCTAAATTTAATAGGGTGGCTATTAGTCAAATTGGAGCGGTTTTTGTTCCGATTAGTACCGGCTTTACTGTTAGAGAAATGGTTGGCGTGATAGGCTCTCTTCCAGAAACCGAAGTAGTTAAATTAGACGAATTATACAAATTTAAAACCAATAAAGAGTATACGGCTTCATCAGTATCTAATTTGGCTATAACATATAACTTAGAATCTAATACTATAGCTAAGTTATCAGCTATTTATGTAGAAAAAATTCGAAGTAACCTACCCAACTGTGAGCAATGTTTTAGTTTATACGAGCCTAAACTAAGAGCAAGAAAAAGTAGTGTTTTTACTGGAAGCAGTAGAACTAATACTGTTAGATATGATCGTATCAATAAATTTCCAGAAGGCTTTAAATTATATAAATACAAAACCGCTAATGGTCCCGGCTTAATTTCGGCCGAAGAAGATGGCACGGTTGCTTTAGCTATCCTAAAATCTCCACAACCTCGGCCCCCGCTGTTAAAACCTATGGAGGATATACTAATAGTGTTATTAATAACTTGGGCATACAAAATAATATTAATTCTTTTTATGGTACTAATATACCCGGTTTAGAACGACCACGAGCAAATGCATCAGATGCCGGATCATTAGCGGCGACAACACCAGCCACGCTGCCTCCTGTTACGGGTTTTCCATTAGATATAGCAAACGATGATGATCCTAGCAAACACAAATTATGTTATCAAAGGCAAGTTCCCTATGTTGGTGGCGGACCTATTACTTTCACCAAGGGTGTGTTACATCCAAATAGCGGATGGATACCACATACATCTAGTGATTATGCTATTCATGCTAATCGTAGCAGTGTCTTGAAATTTAATCCAGGAGCTAGAAGTACATTTAGTTTTATTGGACCAAAAGTATCCAATATATCAGCACTATCTGCTAATATAGCAAGCGGAGTAGTTGAGCCGAATACATTGTCCAGTTCAATATCTTTAAAGATGGCAAATGGAGTACAGTGGGATCCTCCTTGTTATTGTGAAAATCCTGGTGAAAATGCTAGTTTAGAACTTTACAACACTAATCAAAAACATAAAGAATATATTGATACTACAACACACAGATCGTCACATGGATATAGGTATCTACATGGTGGAGAACCCAAGCCTATTGAACGAACGGCACTAACTAATGTTGCGACTTATAATGATGAATTCGGGGCTGATCAAGATAATGATACATTCTCATATTCATTTGCTGTCACCGGGCCTGCGTCTCTACCTAGCGAAGTTATGGGCGCTGACGGAAAAATCAATTTACGAATACCGACAGTACAATCATTTGGTATCAAAGATATTGAAGTCAAATTAAATTTTTTAAATTATGTCAATACTAAGAATTTAGTCATATGGTTAGAAGTACAACCAGACGGTACTGAAACGAAAACTAGAGGACCAGACAGAAACGGTAAATACCCTTCACCAATTAAAGCTTCCAAAAAGTTTTTAGACCAGACTATCCCACCATCCGTAGTATCTGGCATTAATTATCAAACGGGCATAGATTCACAGCTACTATATAGCAATATACCAAATAATAAAATTGCTAATTATTTAGATTGTTTATTAAATGCTGAGAATGATTCCCCCGGCGGCCCATTAAGGCTCTTATTGTTAAACCAAGAGCATATAGAAAATAATGGATACAACTTTAGTATTAAATTTTCTGATAATGCCTCTAAATATAATGTTTTATATGATCAAAACATTATCAACGGAACACAGGTAACTAATAGTACAACATACCCAGCCCACACCTTATCCGATTTAGAAAAACAACAAAATATAGTACGCAGCATGGGGGAAGTGAGACCATCTTTGTCGGCAGTATCATACTCAGATAGACAGGCTTGTCAATTTAGCAAAATTCTAAAAACCAATAGACTTAACCCGACTGCTGCAAGTTTCAGTAAATTTTATACAAACACACTATTTAAAAATGCAGCACCAGAGAGTGGTCCCTGTCCTCCAGAAAGATCTCCTAAGCAGAAAGACGGAGACTTGAATGGGACTACAGTATTTACACTCAAAATTATGGTATTGGACGAAGCAGAGGACATGGCTCCGAATGATACATTGATCAGTAATCAATATCTAACGGGTCTTTCTTCAGCATCCAAAACACAAACTTCTAATGATATATTTAACTCATTATGTAATTGGGAGTTAATTCTACATGTAGGAGATGTTCCAAAATTCGTACCACACACCAACCCCAATCTTGCTTCATATGGTAATTGTGATGCTTTGTCTTTACTAGACTATACTAAAAATTTAAAATATCCTGGATATAGTTTTATCGCCGATTTAACAAACTATCAACATTTATTGCCTTTAGCGAATATAGATGCTCCAAATATGGGCATCGCAGATACCTCTTTATGCTTAACCAATAAAAATGATCCAACAGGTGGAGGTTTTGTTGTTAAACCAGTAGATTTTCCTAGCTATGCCATAGTACAGATATTAGCTTCTTTAGTTTCTCCAACTACTGGCACTCTAATTGGAACAGCAACCGCTCCGGGTGTTGGATATAGTCAGGGATTTAATACTATTATTAGCTGGTTTGCAGAAAGCCGTTTTTTAAGTTCACTAGAAGATTCTGGTAGACAGATCTATTCACAATCGTATACCAAATACCCATTCGGCTCTCCTGAAAAAATATTATTAAATGTGCGTAAGAATGATTCGTTATGGTATTCTTTAGAAGCATTTATTATGAAATATCATAACACACCAATTTTGCAATTAAAGAAACATAATTATCTAAAAGTGCAAAGAGGAATAAGTAAATATGCTACAGAATTTAAATTTAGTTTGGTACAGGATTATCAGGATTTGATTAATACAAAAGATGTGCCGGAACTAATTTTTGATTGTTCTGGAGATTTGCCATTTAATCAGACCAGTATAACATATCCAGCAACATATGGAAATCTATTAGTAAATTATGGTGATTTGATCAATATCTCTGTTACGGGCGTTGCCAATACTCCTGATGGTACTTGTTCGGAAAATAATGGACTCTATGTTGCATTGGATACTGGTTGGAAAAAAGTAGATAATGACAATTTAGCAAATTTATCTCAAACAATATCTATGTTAGAACATAATGCTGCTTTATCCTATAATAATAGCTTTTTTACGAATGAATTGAAAGCCGCAATTACTGATTCAAAAACGATTATCTGCAAAAGTAGAATACCTTATGATATCTTTTTAGTGGGAGATAGTATAGAATGTTATCCCAATACAGAGCGTCTATCGTCTAGCAGTGCCGAAATTATTACTGTGAAAATTTTAAAGAAGGCATTAATTACCAAAAATAATAGTTTATATTCTGTTTTTGTTATAGATACAGCAATTACCACCCAAGATACTCTGTCTCCAACACCAGACACAAATACATTATTAGTTTATTCAAATAATACTACTAGGGATCAGGGCATTAACAAAGAATATAGTGCGTGGGGATTAGATTCTAATGGCTACTTTAAAGAAACTCCCCCATACGCAGGGTTTTCTGCTCATAGCGTCGGCTCTTATGGCAATATATCGCCATTTGTTAATAAAAATTTATTAGATAAAAATTTCAGATTTAATCAAATACAACCCACACACGAAGTTTTGAATAACCATCAAAATGATAAAATTAAATACAATAAAATTAATATCTATAATTTTAATAATGGCGCCCTATTACCTATCACTGGTTTTACTAACGATATGTCCTGTGGATTTGCTTACAGCGAAGTAGATTTATACGAACCTAGCATTTTTCAAACCAATACACAAAACGTAGCCGTTTCTACCGAGAACATGCGTCAGGCTAATGCTGATTTTGGCGATCTAGAACGTAGCTTGATAGAACAGTTAAAACAATCAACTGGCTATAATGAAAAAAATTATTCCTTTATGTATGTTAGAACATCTACAGCCACATCTCAAAGCTCCCCAATAGCCATTCCTCTATCTGGTTGCTTAACAATAGAGAATAATTATATAGAACATATTCCTATTAAATTAGTAGATTTAGACGGTATTGTCTCAAGACTAGACACTATAGATAGTATTAAAACACAACCCAGCTTAGAAAACATTGTTGGAGATCCTAGCCAAACATCATCTGTACTAGCGTCAAACAGTATTAAATATGTACAAAAGCATTTAGACAGACTCACCAAAGACGATCCTGCTGAATGTCATCGCCCCAATGCTACTGTCTCTAATTGTCCAAAACTCAGAACACAAACTAAATTAAATAAGCTGTATAATGAACGTACTGATTTATTAAAACTGTTAGAGCAACAGGCCGTAGCCTTTGCAACTGTTATATATGCTGATGATTCTAATAATAGACAAACTGTTACTGGTGAAATTATCGCAGAGGGTGTGGATTTTATTACGGTTTCTAATACCAGCGGAGTGTCTAAAATTTCTAAATCAAGTATTATAAACACAGATACTGAGTATGGTCTAACTAAAACATATACTAGAAAAGACTTGTTGCCCAGTAACCATATTCAAAAAATACCCACCGATGTTTTACCTAAAATAGAACCTCTTATCACCACTAATACCGATGGCAGTATTGATATTGTATATTCTCCAATAAACTTAAATCATTATTGGATAAATATTGACCCCAAACAATCATGTGTGCTGGACTTTACTAGCAATCCTAAGATTTTAGTATCTACAGAATATCAATGCATCAGAGCTAATGAGTCTTTATTAAACTCTGTTGTTAGTCTGGTAGCAGATAATAATGTGTGTCCGGATTTTGCCACCAAAGAAGGAGTTCCACAATTCCCCTCCGAAGCGATAGGAGACGAGGGTTTTTCGTCGAATAATAAAAAATATAAATATACAATACCTGTTAATATTGTTGACACACAAAAAAATACATACACTTCACAGTATCCTGCTATAACGGGTTGGAAAACTCTAACTAAAGAACGTTATTTTAATATAAATGCTGATAATAGTTTGGGCTTAGAAGGGGTCGGTTCGGAGATTACTGTAGCCTCTACAGAAACATATTTAGTGCCCGAAATCTCCACAGCCCCATCTTATAATGATGGATCTGCTGACGCTCAATCAGTTCCCGGTATCGGCGTATGTCAAACAAACCTAGGAAGTCCAGGCGGATACGGATTATTAGGTCCGGATTATCTTGGTACCAGAGTTGGACAAAGTACAAGGGTACAGAATATATTTAATTTAGACGATATTAATAGTATTGAAGTACAAATTAAACGTATACCAAGACTTTTACGTGGTTGTGACTTATTAGGCACTGTATACAGGTATGGTAATCGTAGTTTATTTAGACAACAGTCTTCGGCAAATCCAAGAGTACCATTTGAAGTAGACGGTATTGGTATTAATGGGCCGTTAAATAATAGTTTATACTGTTGGATATGTTTACAACAAAGTGCTCAAGACAATAAACTCAGATATGCATCAATACCACCATTTCTACAGCATCAAAACGAGATGATCTTCAGAAGTTTCTTTGGTAGTGTAGACCGTATAGAGAACAGAACAGATTTAATGATTTCGTATTATCCATGGGAGCTTATTCCGTATGAGTACTCAAGATTCGAATAATATGTGGTTTTGCAACTTTATAGAAGTAGGATTAGATACTTATCTTTGCTCTAAGTGCGGAACACAAATATCATCCGAAGATGGTCCTCCCGCCATCCTGTGCAGTGTGCCGTCTAATGAGCCAGAGGAGCAACCCTTGGTAGCCTTTTCTACTAAAGTTAAAAACTTTATTATGGCGGCTTCTGAGCATATAAACAATGGCGCTAAACTTTGCACAGACGAACAAATAGAACAGCGATATAACATATGTCAAACATGTGAGCATTTTGTAAACTCAACATGCAATCAATGCGGCTGTCCTATTGTTCGTAACAAGCGCTTTATTAGCAAGCTATCGTGGGCATCATCAGAATGTCCAGTTGGCAAGTGGGGTAAACTAGATTAGTTCTTTTTACCGCCCTTGCTTTCTGACTGTTCTTTAGACCACTTATGCCAGCCCTTATTTGGAAGAATGACTCCATTGTCATCTTTTCGCTTCGGAAATAGAGTGCCACCCTTCTTGTGTTGACCAAATGCTAATATGGCACCACAGTCAGCACAGCGTAACTCATAATAATCATTGCCCTCCACATTTCGCACGATAAATCGCAGATTTGTGGATGAACAGAGACCGCACTTTTCTTCTGCAAAAATTTCTTGTATAACGGCCAGCTCTTTAAAAATTTCCTTTTGTCCAGAACTCTCTAATTCAAAAGTTAGCTTGTCATTAGCCTTGTATAATACTTTCATCGTTATTTCCAATCTTTAGAATACCCAATAATATTCTCTGGTATATCATTTGTATTTTGCTGGTATTTAGATAATAGTCTAATAATCCCAACAGCATCCTCATGAGATACCGTATAAATATTATCGGTCGGTAGTTGACTATCTGAGAACAATCTCATTACATTAATATTAAGTCTTTGGGCCATAACGTCAATGAAATTAATTTGATTATTACTAATCTTAGAAACTGTGTTTAGATCAGGATTGTCCTCAATTTCCTTAGAAATTTCCTCAGCAGCAACAACTTTTCGTAGTCTTAGTGCCCTTCTGAGTGCTCTACCTTCTGCTCGGGTTTCGGCAACAGCCACCGGATGATTACGATATACCTTGTCACAATTACCCCAATAAACGTCAGCAGAGCCATCCACAGTCACAGTATTTAAATCCCTGCTGTCCGACTGGGCATCGTTTAAAACATAGGTTATAGAATGAACCACGGTTGCTCGTTTTTCATTGTCCGGAGTCGGAGTTTGTACAACGGAGCTAGTTGATGCTATAACTTTACAATTAAGGGCCAATTCAAAAATACGGCGTAATCCATCTGTGGTAGGGTTGTCCGAAATTTTCTCATCATCAGATAACAAACCCAATACATAGTCTGTCCATTCTAAGTCCGTAATCTTTGGAACTTTAACAGTATCGGTTGTGGGTGTTTCGGTTTCCTTGTCCTTGTTTTTTTCCTTGTCGGCCTTGGCCATAGTTATTAATCCTCAATGGTTAAAATTAGTGGTGTTTTAGACTGTTCACAAGATTTGATAGTATCAACTAGTTTATTAAATATCAATATTCCTCTGGCATTTGAAAAATCTTTGGTTTGTTTGATTCTGATCAGATGCCATCCTTTACCAGTAATCAAGCCTTCTTTTTTCTTATCATATTTAATGTTACGATCAAGAGATTGCTCGCCCCATACCGGCTCAAAATGAGAAGGTCCGTCAACTTCAATAGCCGTACCCATAGTAGGCAAGAATAGGTCAATTTGCAACTTGGTATTGACTAGAGATTGTTCTTTATGAAATTCTACAACATAGCCTGATCCCAATAACTCTTTGAGTAAAAACTTTTCTAGTTTTGAGCCAACTTTGCTTGACTCTCTAATTGCTACAATAGCCGCCTGTTGCATATTCTCTTTTTGGTTGATATCTAATTTATCCCAATTTGCTTTAGCCTTGGCTTTGCGTGATGCTAATTCTTGATCATCTAATGATTCCCAAGCATTTAACACACCTAGGCCAATTTTTTGTTTAATATCTGATGATCTTTCAGTTCCTTTTGTTGGATGCTTATGCTTTCCTGTCTGTAAAGCATTTTTTTGTGCATCCGACTTATTTCTAATGGTTATATGAAATTTTTTAGCATCTCTTCTAACTTTGTTAGGATAGGTAGACCATGCCTCTGCTATATCAGCAAAGCTTTTATTTAATTGTTCATACCATGTTCTAATAATCTGTTCTTTTTGCTTATCAGACAAATTATCATATATATTTTGAGATTTCGTCATAAGTAAATCGCTCCACTACTGCTACGGGTTTTTTCCAGCACATTGAATATAGGTCGTTTAATACGGGGCTTGAGACTATAATATCTAGATTATCTTGATCATAAATAGACTTCCACTGACTATACAAAGACGAACCTGATTGTGTCCAGTGAGCATCCGAAGTAAAGAGTATTCTTTGGCTAATATTGGGAAACTTATTAGTTAAAATCACACTCGGTATATCAAATAATATAAGCTTACCATAAAAAAATTGGGATTGCTGAAGATGCAACAACGGAACGTTAAACGTATTGATACGATCCGAATAACTATTAAAAACTAAGTGTTCTTGATAAGGTCTATGCTTTATAAAATCAGAAATAGTTGATAAGATATTATCATAGATTTTGTTATTCAATAACTTAATTAATACAAAGCCTATATCTTCATTCATAGTTTAGTATTTCTTTCAAAAAGCGACCATATGTAATAGTATCTGACTGAGTTATATTGTCTATAGACTTTTTTTGATAAACATTTTGAGCAATATCTTCTATGGTTATGGGTATACATCCACAAGCAATTGCTTCTGTCCTATAGTTGAGCCCTATATCTAAATTAATATCTAGATAATATTTATGATTTTGTAGCAATGCTGCCTTATCTGGCTCTGTCACCATACCCAAGTTCTGATAGTGCTTAATACTAGGACAATTAAACATTTTAATAGGTATGTTGGTTTTTGGATATAGCAAATCAGACATGCTATTAATAATACTTGATAAACCTTCCATGAAACATACTATACCATCGGTTCTATTGGTATTGTCTTTGTTATAAAACAGCTGATCATTGATGAGATACGGAGGTATGATAATATCTGTATCGGCGTATCCTATAGTTTTAATATTGCTATCATGAATAGCATTTTGCAAACTTGATAAAGCATTATGGTTTAGAACAAAAAAGTATATTTTGGTGGTACCAGAGTAGTCCTGACAAAACTGTACAATTTCATTAGATATTCCATTGGCAGCAAATATACAATAGTCGGGCTTGTGTCTAAAAAAGGTTTGATACAGATTATTATCTATTGCTATATCAATAATTCTTATTTTCTCTGATGATATAGACGAACAGTTCTGTAAAAACTTACCAGGACCCTGTTGTATAAGAAGAGATTTCATATAAATGTTTTAGCCTTTGGCAAATCCTTAATAGTATTAATTTTCATAACTTTAGTTTTATTTATATAGTGCTTATCAATAATTATATTATTAGCAATCATTTGATTTAATAATTCAAACAAATACATTTGACCAATATTTTTTTGTTGTATAATATCATGCAATCCTAGAACAGCTTCGCCATCCAAATACACACATTCGGCCCACGGCTCAGGCAAATCATAAAAAATGTATTCTGTAGATTTATTAGTGGTAACACATCCTAGATTAAAGTTTTCTTTAGTTTTGTCAAGAAGAAATAATTTGGACTTACCAGACAACAGGTTTCTTGTAAGTGCATTGTTTTTTAATAAAATACCATTATTAATAATTAATAAATTTTTTGGAGAATGATCTTGCAAATATAATCTAATTGATTCTGCTTGATTAGTATCTTTATACATGGGGTTAAAACTATACCCCACGTTCAAAGAATCTAGCATATCATGTATACGATCAGCCTCAAATCCTGTTGCGACCGTTATGTGTGTTTTAAGATCCAGACTTTTTATAGTATGTATCTGATATTCTAATACCTTGGTATGCTTTTTAATTTCTAATAGGGCTTTGGAACCTATAGACTTCATACCCTTAGTAATTTCTGGTACTAAAATCAAAACATTCAGCATTTGTTAAACAATTATTCTTTCGATGGTTATGGTAATATTATATTTATTATAGTTAACATTCATTAATTTAAATGTATTAATATCAATTAAAGATAATACATCTTCTGGTATAATAATGTTGCTTTTGCCTCGTAGCGCATCAAAGATTTGTGATGATGGTAGTTTAGAATTACTAAAATCTTCGAATAATTTTTTGAAATTAGTAAAACTGACCACCATTTGACCACTTGGTTTTAATTTGGCTAAACTATTAGCAATAATATCTCGCAAATTTTCCTTATCTAGATATTCTAAACAAGAGCACAAAATATTATCTGCTGAATGATTAACGATCTGATCTATATTATTATAGATGGTTTTTTGATATCCCGCCACACTGGAGAGTGGCTCTGATACACTGACTATGTGATAATTTCTCATGCAGTAAAAAACTCCTCAAATTTAATTTTATTTAATAGATTACTTATACTATTGGTAAACTGATCAAAATTATGGTTTGTCTTAATCCATGATTGGTTTTTGTTAATATCTTCTAAACTTAATGAATCATTAATAATTGAGCTTAATACATTATTAATATTTCCATAATCAAATAACTGTGTTATACCAGTTAAATTTTCTGATTGGGCCGTTGAGGTTACTGTTTTGCAGCCCAGGTATTGGGCTATTAGAATATGAAGAGGATTATAAATGTCAATTACCACTTGATATTTAGACATTATTTCGTATAGTCTATCAATAGACTGTATATTCTGTAGGCTATCTATTATTTGAGCAGTGGGTATGGACGTTTTAATATGTTGATATAAACCATTAATATCTGTAGTACCATTTAGATTCATTACTAGCACAGATTCGGTTTTTGGTACATTCTCAAATTCAGACCTAACCGGGATACCGTATGGTATAATAAAAGAACGCTGGTCGCTAAAACCCCAAGCGTTTTTGGTAACCTCGTCAGTAAATATTTTGTATGTATTAGATAATTGATTTCTGACTAGTGCTATGTCTTCTTTTTTAAATTTTAATGGAGGGTTGGCATGAAACCATAACAGATCTAATAGGTGGGCATTTGCGACCAATGATTTAGTATTCTGTGTATGTTCAAAAAAATTATTGCTCCAAAATAAATCATAATAGTAATGTTGGTATTGATTGCCCATATCATACAAACTATGTTCAGTAAGCCTAACTAATAAGTCAAAAACATGATTAGTTGGAGCATATAAGACATTGGTTCGACTGTCTATATTTTTGTATGCTATGTTATATATTGTATTTAGAGTAGACATCAGATATACTTATTAATATGTTGTGTTTTAAATAATGAGATTTGATTGGAAGTATTTTTAGAAACTATATATGCTTTTATAGCAGAGTTTATGCTTTCAGAAGATATTTTTAATGATCCATTATAGCTAATATAATTAGCGTGATTGGTTAGATTAAAATGATAATCTGTATTAATTTTTAGTATTGAATTGTTGAGACTAGAAGCTAGTTTGGTATTAATGCTATTAGAACCATAGTCTATTGCGTCTATATAAGTATTAGCTGATTTATGTGCAATACAGATATTATTTAAATCAGAAGATATAGGCGCTATAATCACTCTACTAAGTGTATGGTTTATACCCATTGCCTTATAGGCATCTTGAATAAATTTTTCTAATTCTGACTTTTCATTTGCTGTTATATCTAGAGTAAATAATATCAACACCATGTCTTTAGATTTTAGATTAGCGATAAACGCAACTATAATATCATAAATGACTCTGGCATTTAATTTATAGTTACATACCATGTAGAGCTTAGTATTGCTATTCCCGAACAAACCAATATTAAAAGAAGTAGCTGGTGATGCTGTTACAGAAAATGTGTAGTCTATATTCTTGATGTTTTTTTGTAAAAATGGATATGCCTGAGAAAGCCTGACGGCATCACTCTTATTGTCGATTAATATAGTTGAAAATTTAGATAAGTTTTGTGTTTCAGTTTGATCTATTAGATCTGGACTCATAATAGGGATTAAGATATTATTTTGTACGGCGTTTATGGGTCTCGCTTGTTCTAATGGAACATGCTGAATTACCGTATCTAATTTGTCTATTTGATTTTTTTCTTTAGTACTTAGTACATTATCAATAGCGTCTATAGCGTATTTACTATCAATAAACAATGGTCTAAGCTGAACATTATTTGATGATCCACTAATTATATTATGGGCTAAAGCCCTAGACCATATGCCGTTCAGATCTCTTTGTCTATATGGTCCTATATATAGAATATTTTTCATTATGTATTACTTTTTAAGTGAGAATATTGTATAAAGTCTTCATCAAACTTAGTATTATTTATTTTTACATTATGTGCTTGGTTATTATTGTTGATTAGAGTATTAATATAGTCTAGTACTCCATTAAAATCAAACGCGGCCATAGACATAGCACTACTTTGAACAAAGCCGTAATCGGCGTTGTTTAATAATTCTAGCATTTTGTGAGATCCTATGATTCCAGGATCTTTAAAATTATTATTACAAATCGCTATTAGCTGATCAAAATATTCTTGTGGCTGTACGTTGGTTTGTGGTTTGACATTTACTTGATATTCTCCATCATTCCAGTTGGCTCTGTAGCTCTTGGCATTCAAAGAATCTAGATATTGTTCCCATTTTTTAGCAATAATATCCCAATTATAATACTGATGTGCTAATTCTTGTATTTCATGCCTAAGACTTTCTCTGGTTGGTGCTGGTTTGTTAATAAAGTCTAGAATATAGTTACTAAGGTCTTCATTATCTGGATAGGCTCTTAGGGCCTTAGTTTCTAGTTCCTTAAATAATGTACGAACCTTAATTGGATATGCTTTAAGTTTTTTAACTATGTCGCACATTGCACTATAATTAACTGTAGCAATGGGCACTCCGCAAGCCCCTGCTTCGACTTGTGGCATCCCAAAGCCTTCGCATATTGAATATTGTATGTATAAATCAAATATGTTATAGATGCTGCTTAGTGTTTCTGGTGTAACGCCGTCAGTAACTGACGGGAATGTCATTGTTTTGCTCATGCATCTCTTGCATACTTTTTGAGCACCGCTAAAAACAGAACATTCAGTCACTTTGCAACTTTTGCAAATATACGTAAAAAGTACCTTATTGGCCACTCTATACTGTCTTAGTAGCTCAGGAATATCCCAACCCATATCAGGGTAGCTGGTGTGTAAATAAAGATATAGGTTATGTCCTATGGGACTATTGTCTGATTGTAGTTTATCTAACGTTTTTCTAAAAACACTAAATAATTCTGGTATCAGCTTTCGTTTTTGGTTCCTCATAACAGAACCAATAATAATGGAGTCTTGAGATAAGCCTAGTTGTTGTTTAACTTCGGCACGGTTTTTAATTTTAAATACATTAATATCCACACCGGGAGATGCTGTATCTATATAGTTGATTTTATTAGATGACTGCTCTTTTAATACCTCTGCGCCCCAGTCAGAATAAGTAAAAATTGCATCCGCACCTAAAAAAGTATCTATCCATTCTTCTTGTTGAGGAGAGGAATCGACCGTTGGCATCAATATCCAATGGAAAAATTTTCGTAGTGGAGACATTGCTTGATAGGCACTCATCCAGTAGTCTCTAACATCAATGACAACATCTGGCTTAAAGTCTAATAAAACTTTCTCAAATCTCCAGCGACCAAATTGATTGTCTACCCTCGACATATACTCTTTATGTCTTGGGTCGGTATCTCTCACCGCATTGGCGTAATATTTCCAATGAATAGAAGAATCTCTAGGATCATTGACAAATCCATATGAAGCAAATTCTGCTATTTCATACTTATTTGTTTTGTGCAGCCTAGAGAGTAGCTCTTTCGCATAAATACCGAAACCAGAATTAACAAAGCTGGCTTCTGAACACATTAAGACTTTAAGTTTGTTTTTTGTCATCATAAGAATACGGGGGTCCGCTATTCACAGACCCCCGCATTTGTCCTAAATTCCTATCAGAATTAAAATGCTACAGGCTCAGATGATTCCTGCTTACTGTTCTTGGTAAGGCGGGTAATCTTAGAGAAGTTATTAACCCTAACCTTAAGACTACTATGCTTAACGCCATCCTTTTCCCATGTGTCATTACGTAATGATCCTTCGACCATTACTAGATCGCCCTTCTTAAAAGATTCAGCGATCATCTCGGCGCCACTATCCCAAGCCTCACAATTAATAAAGGATGTAATCTTATCCTTGTCTCCACTGGTCTTGGTATACTCGCGTGATACCGCTACAGTAAAATTGACAACAGATGTTTGCTTGCCTCCAGTATTCACAACCCTTAGTTCTGGATCACGAGCAAGATTACCCCTTAGCAATGTTATATTCATTTCAAACTCCTTGGTAAAAAAGAAACCACGCAACTATTACATTATAGTGAAGAGCCCCTTTCTGTCAAGCCACGGGCTCAAAACACTTTTCTACGATCAGACCATCCTTGCTTTTGCTTTTATTCCCAGAAAATACTAGAATATTTCCTAAAAATAAATATGAACGATATTTGGAGAATTGTTCTGGAAATAATACTACCGAATCTAATGTTCCATATTGATCTTCTATAGTAACAAATGCCATCTCCAACCCTGGATTTTTTCCACTCTTAGTTTTTGTCACATTAATATTACTAATTTCTCCAACCAATACAATATTTTCTTTTAATAAAGATGTTTTAAATGTTTTACAATTGCAATTGGCCATAGTAATATCATAAACATCTAATTTGGAACACGTAATACCCACACCCAAAAGCTCATTTTCTTGATCGGATAACCATTCAATTTTATCGATTAAAGAATATGGTGGATGCTCTAGTGATTTGATATAATTAGATACTGTTTCTTTACGGCCACGAATTAGTTTGGTCTCAACAAACAGCCTTTGCATAATTTCTTTTACACTGCTACCAATCATTGTTTTAGCATATACATTAAATGCTGTTTGTTCTTTCTTTGTTAGGCCGGAACAAATATCGTATTCAAATAACATTTCTGATCTATTCTTTTTATAGTAATCAAATGCACCACAGCTAATCAATGCCTTGGCGGCGACAGAATTAATATTCATTAGTATGGTGCCTATCATTTCTGGCCAAGATACTTCTGATATATTAACGTTTTTTGTTAGTTGTAAAATTTTAGTATATACAGATTTGCCAACTCCCTTTATATCAGTCAGGCCAAAGTATATTTTTTTATCTTTTAATACAAAAAACTCATTGGTATTTCTAAAATCAGGAATATGAACTTCTATGTCCATTTCCATTGCATTTCTAACTAATTCTTTAATTTCTTGTTGTGGATCGATTTTGTCTTTAGCAAACCTTAAATATGATGCGAAGAAAACTTTTGGGAAATGTGCCTTGGCATATGCCGACAAATATGCATTCATTGCATAACTGATAGAATGACTAGCATTAAATAAATATCTTTGAGATTTTTCAATCCATTCAAAGATTTGTGCGGCCTCTGCTTCTGATAGTTTTCCTGTTTTTTTAGCTCCTTCTATAAATTGTTTGCGTACCTTTGCCATCTTGTCAGCCTGTTTTTTTCCAATCGCTTTTCTTAAGTCATCCGCTTCTTTAAGATTAAAACCAGCTAACTCTTTAGCGATAGACATAGCTTGTTCTTGGTAAATCATTTCAGAATAAGTGTCTTTTAAAATTGGTTCTAATGCCGGATGAAAATAATCAATAGACTCTAAACCATTTTTCTTATCTATATAATGACTACTTACGCTCTTACCGTCACGATGAGCCTCTAGACACCCCGGCCTTAAAATACTAATAAGCCCAGATAGCTGTTCAATATTTTGAGGCTTCAATTTTCTGGCCATGGTTTGACCAAGCCTTGATTCTAATTGAAAGCACCCCTTGGTATTTCCAGCAGAAATAAGCTCCCATGTTTTATAACAATCAAGACTAATATCAGATAACTTAGGAGAAAATTTAATTTTAGGAAATTCTCCACTTTTGTCCAACACTTCAAACTTACAACCGCAATCAAATACAAAAAAGTCTGACATATTATCTAATACTAAAAGCTGATTTAAACTTTACCTTTGTCGCTATATTTCTATGTAATCTTAAAAATCTAATAAGAATATCCGCCGTATCTCTAACATCTTTTAGAGCATCATGAGCGCCTTCTTTATCTATGCCTAAATAGTCTCTCAGGTTATCGAGTGTATAATTTTTGAGTTCATTATTTCCTTCAAACCAGTAAAATACCAAATTCATTAAATCTATAACATCTCTTGGATAAAATATATCCGACCTACCCTCTTTGTTAAGATTATCATATTTTTTACTTAGTCTCTCAATAATCCGAAGATCGAATCTGTTTATATTATAACCAGCTGCAATCGGTGCCGTAAAGCATGATTTTTTGCCGGTTGAGCGAGAATGATACATATTCAGGTATGATATGAATAACTTCCAGCCATTTTCTTGTTTTTGATAAGATTTCCAGTCACAAAGAATTTCTTCTTTGGGCTTTGATCTGACCTTGGCATGAAAATCTAGCACATCAGAATCTGCATATGCATATTCAATATTATTCTCTAGCGCTTCTGGTTTAACAGTTATATTAAATTCAGAGTCTGGAATAATCTCTAATCGATACGGATCAATCATTAGAGCAGCAATCTGAACGGGGCTACAAAGATCCGGATTAGCCCCGTCCGTTTCTAAGTCAAATACACAAATTTTTTGTAGATTAGCCATTCACCACTACTACTGTTGAACCTGGAAAAAATGCCTTTTGGTTAGTGTCTGATGCTACCTGACAATTAATTGACCTACAGCAACTAACTCTAACCTCTTCTGTTTTAACGTACTCAACACCGTTGACTGTAAACTGTGTGCCAACGGCAACCTCTTCAAATTTCTTTTCCATAATTACTCTCCATATTGTAATATATCTGATATTGTCATAATCTTATCCAACATTGCAACACCTAGAATATCAAATTTGATCAAACCAAGACCTTCTAAGTCCTGCATTTCCATACCGGCTATGGCTTGTTTATTTCTGGTGTCATATACCATAGGACATACAGAACTCAGATTTTCACTACTAATAACTACACCGGCAGCATGTTTTGATTGATTAGATTTAGTACCCTCTAATCGTATTGCCTGCTCAAATCTTTTTGCCAACGGACCTTCGAGCACGTTGTCATTAGATATATAGCACCATTCCTTGAGCTTGTCAACATTATTTTCTAATGCCCACTGAATAATAGAAGCTTCACCGGTATCTTCTTTCATTTCTTGAAGCTCGTCTGCAATTTTGGCTTCGTCTGGAATATTTTTTGTAATCCTATTCATTTCATCAAACGAAATATTGCCATATACTCTTAAAACTTCTTTAAGAGCCCCTCTACCTTTCATAGTATTGAAAGTAATCATCTGAGAAACCTTATTTGCACCATACTTATTTTTAATATAGTCAATAATATATTCTCGTTTGGTGATAGGTACGTCAACATCTATATCTGGCATGGATATGTGATCGACTGTATTTCGCCCCTCATTATAAAATCTTTCGAATAACAAATCATATTTGATAGGATTAATATCTGTTATACCTATTAGATATGATACCAGACAACCAGCAGCACTACCTCTTCCGGGACCGGGAAGCCAGCCATGGGATTTAACGTGATTCACAATATCCTGAACAATTAGAAAGTAGCTGGACAAACCCGCATTTTGTAAAACACTGAGTTCAAATTTAATTCTGTTTAAATAAGTTTCGTGTTCAGTTTCGGGTATTTTATTAGATATTTTATCTCGCCAACCATTTCGGCATAGTTGTCTGAGGTATTCGTCTGGTTCTAAATTATTAGGACAATCAAATTTAGGCAAAGCCGGTTTGCTTAAAATGCTGTATTCTTCACACAAAGAATCAACATAGAGAGTATTCTCAATTTCTTCTTCTGTGTGTAGTGCAAACATTTCTTCTGGAGACAGAATATGATAGTTATCTGACTGAAAAAAACAACTTAGAGGAACTTCCTGATTGGCTAAAAGTTTTTTGTTAACGTCTACTAGTGTTGTTTTAAGATTATTACACAACAATATACGTTGATCTATAGCATCCTCTTTATTGCAATAGTGTGCGTCTGGAGTGCAGATTACTTTTGTATTGGTTTTCTGTCCAAGAGCACGAACAAAATCAGTAACCTCTTGCTGCATAGGGTTTAACACCCTATCCATTAGTTGTACCTCAAGGAAAAAATTTTCTGGACCAAAAATTTCTTTCATCTTGGCTACAAAATCTATGCCAGTCTTTTCAGCAGTGTTTGAGGATGTTTCAACCAAATCTGGCAACAAAGACCCTAGGTGGCCACAAAATCCTATAATGTTTCCATCTAAGAAATTTGCTAATTTATCCATACTAATTCTAGGCTTATGATAAAAATTTTCTTCTCTATTAGTTTCAGAAACTATAGAAATAAGCCTACGCCAACCAGCCAAGTTTTTAGCCAATACTAAAAAATGACTTAAGCCATTATTTTCTTTAGACTTGATAGTAGAATCATCATGAGAAATATATAGTTCACACCCCAAAATAGGTTTGATGTTTTGAGCCCTAAGTGCTTGAAAAAACTGTAAGGAACCAGATATGGTGCCATGATCAGTAAGGGCACAAGACTTTATGCCTACACTAGCACATCTTTGTGCTATTTGATGAGGCTTACTAATTCCATCCAATAAACTGTAGTGAGAATGATTATGCAAAGAGGCGTATGTTTTTGTCATACCGATCCTGGTGCCTTATAAGATCCAAAAGAGTGATTCGGGTGTTTGTACAGTTCCATTGTAGTGTCGATACCGTAAAGATCAAGGTCGTGCTTTATCTGCTCGCACTTAGTCATTTTCTGTCCAATCTGACACACCTGACCGTCCCTATATTCGACTATGGGTTCGATATTGGTGTTTTCAAATGTGGTTTTACCAAAATGACATAGCTTGCTACACATCCAGCTTTTGTTTAGTCTTGGCTTCCGTGTGCTTTTAATAGCTTCAAATTTAGCCCGTAGCATATTCTCAGTATCTGCTAAATCAGAATCATGAAAACAAATGGTGAATGGTCCGCCATCATTAATAAAATATATCGAAAACATAATATGTTTAATATGTGGATATAAGTGCTTGATAGCATAATGATAAATGCGTAATTGAGGATCTTTTTCTAGTTTTTCTTGTGTTTTTTCTTCCCCGGTTGCCCAATCAAGCCTTCTGCCTGTTTTCCAGTCTATGATCTCTATAGTATCCTCATTCACTAAAGTAATAAGGTCTATAGTCCCCTTCATTGCTAAATTACCTGCTATCGTTTGAGACCCAACATTATATGAGTATTTAGCCCATGGTTTTTTAATCTCAAAATCAAAGTGTTGTTCTGGACACAGTATCTGTCTATTTCTTGGATCAAACATTCCATTATTAAATTTTATAGCCTTATAGACCCAGGCATGACAATCCTTATAATCTTTAGCCGACCATTTGTGGTGTTGTGTGAGGTCAGTATAGTGCTTATATACTTGTTCAATAATGCTATTTAAGTTATATTTATTTACATTTATTAAACCAACTACATCATCGTCAATAGACTCCAAATTATCTTGTTGAGCCTTCTTGATGACTGCTAAAATTTCTAAAACCTTATGGGTAATAGTGCCTTTGTCTGCCTTTTGGCCAGATAGACCACGCCACCCTAAAACATATTCCCCAAAATATTGTTGTTCACACATTGAGTGTGTATTGTAACTGGAACTACGAAAATATGTTATAATCATCTGGTCAATCCTAGGATTTTTTCTATTAATGTTTTTACTTGACTAACCTGATCATATATAGACGACTCAGCATTGTCTATCACATGATCAAATTTGGACCAATCATACCTATCTTTATCTAAGATGCATTCGCTTAAATGATCAGAGTTGTGCGGATTCCGAGTAAGTCTTAATACTTTACCTCCGATATTTTGTATAGCCTCAACTTCGTTTGGAAAACGGCAATCGGTTATAACGGCTAGTTTGGGTTGTTCTCTCACAATTTTAGTAACTGTAGCTTTAACCCATACGTCAGAATCTAGCTTGCGAAAAATATCGGTCCCGATAATCTGCATAGCGTCTCTAGCAGTTAGCGGCTGATCATTCCATGTCAAGTGTGTTGGTTGGTTTTTGTCCATATCTGAGCCATAACACTGATCATATGTTAAACCCAAAATATTCATACAAATATCTTGTTTTAACACATCAGCAAAGTTATAAATTTTAATTTGACTATTTAGTTTGGCTAATAGAGATTGGGCTTCTGTATCTGTTTTGGGTATAGATAACGGAGAGAACACCCCTTCGTATTGTTTATTTCCACCAAGGTCCGATATAAGAACCTGCCCATCTTCATCAAAAAATATTTTTTCAGCCAAATTAAGTTTAGCAATATATAACGATAAAATAAAATTACCCACCGTTGTTTTCCCAGACTGCTTGCGACCAGAAACACCCAACACTATCATATAGTATATCCTTTAAGTTGTGGTACTATGCTTTCATGAATCTGTTCTATTGTCATATCTGCAATATCATTAGAAGTTAATTGTATATGTTTAATGTTATATGTTCTACAACATTTCTCTTCAATATTTTTAGCAGCTGCCTGACCAGCTTGGTCATTGTCCATAATAGTAATTATGTTCATTGCGCCCGAAATGTCCAATAACATCTTCTGCTTGTGGCTTAATGATGCGCCGAAGATGGCAACAGCATTGTGTATTCCTGCTTCTTCTAGTCTCCATACGTTACCGGGACTCTCTACAAGAATAACGGTATGAGAAGTAGAAATATGGTCTTTTGCAAACCAATAGTTGTACAGACACTCTTGGGTTTTAAAGTTTTTATTATGTCTCCATTTAGAATATTTCCAAATTTCACTATCTGATGGACAGTCGCTGTCTGGTATATGATATCCTGAACATTGGCCGCATTTATCATGTATTGTTCTACCCGTACACCCAATCATATATTGGCCACTATCATCATAGACAGGGACAACCGCTCTAGAGTGCATTTCTTTGTTGGGATCAGAGCAGTCTCCTACGTCATACCGTCTCAATACTTCCTCGCTGAACCCTCTATTTAAAAAGTAAGTGGAAGGAATCGACAATGCTTTAACAACCGATGCTCGGGGCACAGTGCTGATATTGGCCAACCTATCAGAAGGCTGAATATTTTTAATAGCATTAATAAAAGTGGACTTTTCTTTAGCCTTTTTAGACACCTTTATATTAGCAGGATCCTCTTTGCTAAAATCAATAGCATACCCAAGAGCCTCTGCAAAAGACACTACTGGGTCTCCGGGTTTTACCCATCCCTTTTCATGAGATAAGCATCCTCTAATAAATCCTATGATAGAGGACTTGAATGTTTCCTCACATTGATGAGTACGACATTTCCAATTTCCCCTATAAGAATCTCCTTGATGATATAAATTAAAAGCAGAGTCATTATCCCCACCATGAATGGGACAACTCATAATGATCATTTTGTCTAACATTCTATAAGAAGTTATACCAAGATGGCTCAAAAGGTTTTCAATATCATCACAAACAACATCAGATAAATGCTTTAACTGATGCTGATCATACGAAAGGTATTTCTTCTGTTTCTTCATTGTTTTCATTGTTGCTAACTATAAACCCATCTTTTTTAGTTTGAACATTATTCATTAATTCTAATCTGGTCTTGCCCTCTGTAATTTTAGCACACCACCCCTTCATATGACAGTTGATGTAGTCATTATCGTCTAATCCTCCACCATGGCGACTAATTAACGGAACCAGTTTTCTGTTTCCATGTTCTCCGCCATCTTCTGCAATCTCTTCGTCTGATTTACGTTTAAAAATAGTAAAGTTGCTGCACAACCATATAATTCTATCGGAACCGCTGGCAGTATCAGTACTTTCTTTAGATATGCCATCTCTATTTAATTGAATAAAGGCTACAATAGGTACTTTGTATTTAACGGCAAAATTATGTAATGATGTCATCATAAACCCAAGGACTTGGTATTCTTTCATATCCTGAGAAATACCAGCAGAGTCCATGAGCTTTAGATAATCATAAAAAATTACACACTCTTTGGCAGTGCCGTCATCATTGAGCCCCACTTCTTTAACTATCCACCTCCTCATTAGAGCTAGTTGTTCTTCAAATGATTTTCCTGCAATACTATGGTGGTAAAGTCTACTCTCCTTAAGCTCATTAACAGCCGCTTTCATCTTGGCTAAAGATCCGGGCGTATCTCCAAATTTGCCTGTTTCTATCTTAGATATTTCTAATTCTGATGACATAGCAAGTATACGATGCACATGATCTTCTCTAGTCATTTCGGTATCCATATTCAATACCGGTATTTTTAACTTGCTAGCAATATAATAACCCATATTGTCTGATAGTAGTGTTTTACCTACTTTGGGTCTAGCTGCTATCACATTAACAGTTCCGCGACGTAATCCTCCACCAATAGACTGGTCATATACAGGAAAACCTGTTGAGATACCAATCTGATCAACTTTATTCTCTTGTAAAGACTTAATATAATCATCAATATCTTTACTAATAGCCAACGGAGTAGATTCTCCGTCACTTGATAATGATGAAGCAAAGTTAAAGATGGAATCTTCTGCAATGCCTATTATAGAAGATATGTTTTCTGAGCCAGTAACATCTAATAGCTGTTCTTGCACACCTTCAAGTTCCTTATGGAGCAATCTCGCTATTTCGAGTTTCTTAATCTTTGCAGCAAATTTTCTAACATTCTCCAAATTAACTGGGAAGTCAAAAATTGCTTTGAGATGCTGCGCTTCTTCTTTCTTTGATAGAATATGAGAAAGATCTAGTTCTTGGGCAGAAGAGTATATCGAAGCCAGATCGATTTTAGTTTGTGAATTTTTATCACAGATATTCTTAATACATTTATAGATTATTTGATTGCTGTCAATAGTAAATGTATCTTCTTTAAGAATATCACAAATATCCAAATAGGCATCCTCACCATACTTTAAGATGCCGCTCAATACCGCACGCTCTGCGGAAGGATCACATAAAATCATAAATAGCTTTTACCCCGCTTGAGTTGAACAATTATTACACTTATATCTCGATGCGCCTTCAAAAATAAGTCCTGGACTTACTATTTCGGTTCTCCCACATACTCTACAGGTTACTTCTACTGGTTCAAACTCCCTCATCCTCGCTACAGGAGGATGCTTAGCAAGTTTTTTGTCTACTGCTGCATCCTCTTTATGCATATTAAATTCTGGCATATTAGCAAACTTGTTCTCAAATTCATCATCATCTTTTCTTTTTCTTTGACGACTTTTAGTTTTCAGCTTTGTTGGTGCTGTTTTTGGTTTTCTTGTATTAGGAGCAGTTTCTGGTACGTCATCTGCTTCTGCGGCAGTAACAGTATCGTCATTTGGCAGAAGACTCTGTAGTAAATTAATTAAAAGCTTAACATTTTCTGGATTGTTTAATACTTCTTTAGGATCCATGGTTCACCTTGGCTCGTTGAATAGATAACATAATATCAGATAAATTCTTTAAACTATTAGCTATATAAGATAATCTATCAGATCTTTGCTTTGCAAATTTCTTAATATTGTTCAGAGATTGGGCTTTTTCATTATGCTTAATCGCCTGCAAGGATTTCTCTATATATCCGTAACCCTTATAATTATTAATTTCATCAGCAATGGTTTCTTTAATAGATTCATCGGCCCAGTTTTGTCTAGCAATTTCTCTGTTTATTGTTCTTTGAACATGAAAAGCAAACTGTGCCAGCCTATATGATATTTGGGCACAGTCCTCTGGTGATAACTTTTCTATCTCGTCTCTCGACATAGTAAGATAGTTATTTATTTCCTGTTCGGATACACCATATGTCTGAGTATATTCAGGCAAAGCAATGCTCTTTTCATACTCATCCAGTATTTTGTCCCAATGCTGTAAATCTTCTTTTGCTGTTCTAGTCATTCTGAGATATCCTTTTTCCCCATACGTCAGCTTCTTCCATATATCCGAATACTATATATTTAATACCATTTTTTTCACACCATTCTTGCTTATCATGATCTCTTTTTTGAGCCTTGAGAAAAGACATTATAGAATTATGATAGAATGGTATAAATTTATAATGCTGTTCTCCATGCACTTCTATAGCCATCTTTAACAAGGGAATGTAGAAATCCAGATACAGAGTTTCCGACCTTCTTAAAGGAACTGGTACTTCCTCTAAGATCTGCATAGTAGGATAGTTCTGTACGATAACTTTCCTGGCCTGCAAATGAAGAGATGACTTGTTCTGTAGTTTACCCTTTGAGATGCATCCTGTCAAGTGCCAAGCAACCACATTGTTGTCCAAATCGATAATATTCATTTCTTGATTCCAAGAACCTCTTTTACAGCATTTTCTACAATAGTATAGGACTCGGGATTTTCTAATAGATAATTTCTAACCTTTTCAGCCCCTTGGAATTTTGGCTTATCTTCAAGAACTGTAATTGTGTACCAAGCACCACCCTTGTGAATTATACCAACATCAGAGGCTAAATTAATAATTTCTGTATATTTATCAATACCTTGTCCATATCGAATAAAACTGGTAGTTGTAGCTCCGGGCGGACCAAGAGCAGAGCATATTACTTGCCATTCTATTTCTTGTCCGATTTGTGTATTATCAGAACCTAGTAGCCAAGGCTTAAAGGTCTTAGCTCTAAGCTTAATGTCTGTTTGATAAGCAATAGCCTGTCCAGACTTTTCTTTAAATTCAGCACCATAGCCTGTAGGATTACCCATTAAATGAGTAATGCCAATAACTATATTTTTATTTACTGGAATAACATTAGCCACCTTGCGGCAAAATTTAGCTAATAACTTGGCACCGTCTGCTCTCTGCATTTTATCCATATCGGAAGTAATTTCAGCCTCTGTACACAATGCAGAATATGAGTCTATAATTAGAATACAACCAGGAACTTCATTAATAATTCTTTCAGCTATCTGTAAGTACTCTTCTCCATGTAGAATCTTTCCTTGTTGAGATCCAATCACATGAAATCGAGTTAAGTCCAAATTTGGTATACCTTCCAAATCTCTCTTTTTCAATCTACCTTCGATGTTAAGGTAGTACACTTGCCGACCATCTTTAAAAGATCCGTGAGCGTATTCTTTTTTTTGTGCTGTAGCGGCAAAGTCCAACGAGGATGTTGTTTTACCACACTTAGGCTGCCCCGTTAATACAACAAAACTACCCTCAGGTATTCCTCCGTTCAGAGCTATATCCAATGCTGGACTAACTGGTATGGTCAAAACCTTTTTATCTACAAGAGCATTGCCCGATAAAATGATTTCATCACCAAAATTTTTAATCACATCTTCTTTAAGTGTAGTAGCCATTATTCTAAGTCCCGTAGTTTGGAAATGATATTAGGTTTATTTGTAGTTTTTCTGTGAACTACATTTTCTTTACGATCATAATCTGTAGTCAACTCCGTATTCTCCTGCTCCACAGACTTCTGATATTGTTCTATAATAACTATCAGATGAGGAGCACGCAAAGAATAAATTTTCGCTGCTTTGTTATCGTTTAGTGCCTTGATAATGGCTCTAGGATGGTATTTTTGCAATAGTTTATTTGCTGAACTAATTTGATTTCTATAATAGGCGGCCCATTCTTTAGTGACCCAAAACCTATAATGTAAATCAACCGAGTTTAATTGTGCTTTGTGTTCACAAATCAACTCGGTAATATACTGAGCAGCAGAAACGTCTTTGCCGTTAGAATACCGTGACGGGTATTTAGCTTTATGCATTACTTATTATTTGGTCGAAAGATATTCTTTTCTTGGTTACGACCCTGACTAACAGATGCTTGTTTTCTGGTTTCATCGCCAATCGATGAAGCATCCTTTGTCATGATAGCTACATTATTTAGTTTTTTACCAGACGTATGCGTTATCATTAAATTTTTAGGATTTGTTTTAGAAGTTGTTGCTGCAACCTTAGCATGATCAGCTAATACAGAACTAACCTGTTTTTCTGTAACGTCTAGTTCTTCAACTATCTGATCTGTAGTATGGCCAGATTGATGTAGCCAAAGTATTGCGTATGTGTTGACTTTAGTAAGTTTAGCCATCAGATCTTCTCTCTTTCTGCTTTATTAAGCCATAATAAATTTTTTGAACTAAGAAATTGTAAATAATAATTAAATACAGTTTGATTTACAGCAGTAAAGCGATTAGTTGGGCGACATGTATTGTCTATAATGCTAGTAGACTTATCTTCTCCCACTTGAGATACAGGATTATATAACTTATTATTTGTTGCTAGACGAATCAAATATTGAGGAGGAGCGCTAAACTTGGTAATAACTTTTGCCAAAACCTTATTATTGTCGGTCCTTGTCATAGGGTTGCCTTCTGCATCTAAATATTCTTCATCCCCTATTAAGCAATAGAATTTATATTCTGGGGTGTCATTTTTGTTTTTATCGATTGTAAATATAAAATTATCCATTATTAATCTCCGATGCCGAATCTGTGGCTTCTTTATCTGACATCATAATACATTTCTGTAAACGGTCAAAGAACCCCGCCATATACTCATGGTAGTGTTTGTTTTGAGGAACTGGAACGTGGTAGTTTTGTTTACAAATTTCATTAACGCCTGTTGTGTTACCAGTATCGTCTTGTTCCAGAACCTTGGCAGTGACAGTAATAACAATTTCATGCCTACACTCTAAAAGCTTTTCATATTCTTGACTAATTTCATTAGCTAGTGAATATTGTTTTAAAACACTATCTAATGCGTCGTGTATACTCTTCTTTTCTTCATCACTAATATTTGCACTATCACTCATTATTCAGTCCATTTGATTTTCGTTTTAGGTTTCTTCATTTTGGACATACCCTTTGGCAGATTAAGGGGTTCGTCTTTATCTTTGTAGTCGTTGTGCTTTGCATGTAGGGCCATTTTTTGATCATCACTTAACATGTCCCTATTTCTATTTGCCAAATCTCCTATAGTTTTTAATTCACTAGAGTGTTTTTTAATAGCACAAGCAACACTTGTTACGTCGTCCTCATAAGATCGCTCTGTCTGTTTATTAGAGCAGTGTACGCATCGTGGACTCTCGGTATAATCCGAAAAATGAGCAAACAATTCAAACTTACTGTTGCACTTATTACATTTATAAGTATATATTGGCATGACTTATTTCGTATCTCTCTCAACTTCTCTTAACCAAGAAATATTTTGTGTATTTAAAAACTCAACATATTTATCGAATAAAATTTTATTGACTTCTTTAAATGCCCACTCTGTTTTACAAACCTGATGAATTATGTTATGTTTTTTGTCTTTAAATGCACTGAGATATGGGATAGGATTATATGCTTCTCCTGTTGGAGAAATTTTAATAAAATACCTATAATGCTGACCCACACTATCAAAATGTTTGGGTTTTTTATTTTGGATGCATTTAGCTGCTATGTGTTTAGAGTTTGGGTCAGAAACTCTAGCTTTGTTATTCTCGTCTAGAAAATCCTCACTACCCTTTAAACAAAAAAACATTTCAGTAGTAATATCTGGCTTAGTCCTAAAAATATGTTCCATTAGTCTTTCCGGTATTGAATAAATGGCTCCCAATCAGACAATATGGGCGTACCACATATAGTAGTTAGTTCCTTGTACCAAGGCAAGTACTCCACAGAATATCTAGGCTCGACTGGAGACTGCAACAAAGTCATACCAGCTTCGTTAGGAGTTTTATTGCCCTTTTTATGATTACATTGTCTACAGGCAGTGACTATATTATACCAGTTGGTTGATGCTTTACGATTGGGCGAGTATCTGCTTTTAGGTATGATATGATCATATGTTAATTGTGAATTAGAACATTTTTGTCCACAATATTGACATGTAAAATTATCACGAATAAAAAGATTGTGTCTAGAAAAATTAATCTTTCTATTGTAGAGATTAAAATATCTGATTGTTTTTGCTACAGAAGGTACGGGAAATCTTTTGTCATTAGGTCCATGAATAAATTTATCTTTATAATAAGATATTATTTCTATACCATAACTGCTATCATTTTCATACTTCATAGACCAAACTATAGCACGTTGCCACGAGATTATCCTCAATGGCGTCATATCTGCATTTAATAATAAGCATTTACTGTGTTCAGCTTTGTTGCTCATAACCATCTAATCTGGATAAAATCTTAGCAATTATAGGATTGCGTACTATATCACAAGACTCCAGTTTAGCACAGCCTATGCCTTCCAAGCCCTGCAATGCATTAATCATACCAGCAAATCCACCTTGCAAATGTCTATTTAAATCTGATTGTCCAGTATCTCCTGTTAATACCATTTTACTATCAGTGCCGGTACGAGTTAATAACATTTTAAGCTGCTCGTATGAAGCGTTCTGACACTCATCTGCGACAATAAATGCGTTATGAAAGTTTCTGCCTCTCATCAACCCCAGTGGAACAACCTCTATTCTATTATTTAGTTTAAGTGTTGTATATTGGGCTGTTGATATGAAGTAATTTATTTCATCAAGAACAGGTAAAAGATACGGATGTAATTTCTCTTCTGCTGATCCTGGTAAATAACCTATCTTTTCTCCTGCTTCCAATATGGGTCGAGTTATGATAATTTTCTTTACCTTCTCGTCAAGCAGATGCTCTATAGCCATACCAATTGCAATATGGGTCTTTCCACTACCCGCTAATCCTTGACAGAAGGTTATGGTATTTTCTGCTATCGTTCTAATATACTCTTTTTGATTTTCACTGCGAGGTTTTAATCTGTTGCGATAAGTTGAAAACGAATTATTGGGTTCTAGAGAATTGGTTAAATCGACTACTTTGGACTTCTTCTTGGAAGCTTTATTGTTTTTTCTCAAGAGTATTCCTTTATAATGTGGGGGACTTATAATTACCAATTATGCATTAATAATACACCATTATGGGTATAATATTATCTACCGCTGGAACCAAATCCACCCTCTGATCTTAAAGTATCTTCTAAAGAATCAACTTTTTGAAAATTTAGGCAATGAAAAGTTTCAAAAATAATTTGTGCTATTCTATCACCACATGTAATAGTAAATGTGCTATTTTGATCAGTATTATATAGCACTACCCCTATTTCTCCTCTATAGCCCGGATCTATAACTCCTGCTAGAACGTCGATTCCGTTTTTAAATGCTAGTCCAGAACGTGGTGCTATGCGGCCATAAATTCCATCTGGTATAGCAAGAGACAACCCGGTTCGCACCAGTTTACGAGAGAGCGGAAGAATCTCAGTATTTTCTATTGAGTATAAAATCCGCTCCTGCGTCATTATTATTGGCTCTGATTGGAGTCCGAGCCGAAGGGTCAAGCTTAATAAATTTGACACTTAGATTGGTATTCATTTATAATAAACATGCTCCGCCAGCACAGCTAATTTCTTCTATACCTACAGTATTATCTTCTGACTCTGATAACTGTGTATAGTCAACTTTATTATAACTATTGTATAGGTCACAATAAATTTTCCAATTATAAACATCTTTCATACAATATGTTAAACGACGCAAATCAGAATCAAAATATTTACCGGCAAAATTCTTCATTTTTGTCATAAACTTTAGTTTACTAGCATCATCTGTTTCTTTGACTTGGTTCATGCTAACATAATCACATGCTGCCCATAAATTATTATTAAATGCATTTAATCCAAGCTCTATTAAGCCAGAGCACCACAATGCAGCATCTCCGTATTCTTTAACAATTTCTCTACTAGTATAGACTGTAGTAAATGGAGCTTGTGGATAATCTTTATCTCCACTTTGAGGAATTAAACTAATTCCAGCAAAGTATTTGCGATTATTATAAATATATTTAGTTACCTCTTCCCACTCGTCCGGTTTTACTGTTACAGTATTACTCACATTATGACTAAGGTAGTCCTGTGTACATAGTGATCTATTTTTGCCAGAATAAACCCAATTTTTCTGAGTTTCTTTGACGACAGCTAACATCTCAGTAGCAGGTAATTGATTCTTTAACTTGGCACCATCCGGCACCTCGATAGGGAACTTAATAACCTCGTCTGTATTATTAGCAGACCATGAAGACTTCTCACAAGCTTGAGGGTTGTGTTTCTTGAAGTGTTGATATGGTGCTTCTAAAATATTAGCCTGAACATGCCTAATGTATCTTTTAGCGTGATGTGGGTGGATACCTGAGCTTGTTCCCAACATTGAGCTAGAAGTGCCTTCTGGTTTTAAGCAAGTTACTCTGGCCGCTTGATTTATGCCAATTTTTTCAGATATACTCTTATTGGTATCTACAGCGATCTTTGCCCCATTCTTTAATATTTTCTCTGTAAGAATAATATCATGCTTTTCCATAATACCAGTTAAGGATACGCCAAGTAAGGCTTCTCTGTCGAAAATTCTCTTACTAGTTGCGCCTAGATAATCTAAATTAGTAAATCCAGCTTGTAGTGTTCCGATGATGGCAGCGGCTCTGCATCTCTCATAAAAATCTTCTTCATCAGTAACTGACGAACAGTTAATGGTTGAAAGATTGCACCCTTGCCATCCGCTTTCTCCTGTGGTTTCATCAACTGGCCACATACCTACTTCTACACATGGATTAAAAGTCATTTCTGTTGAATCGCTCCAGATAAATCCTGGCTCGCCAAATTCTTTGACAGATTCCATCAAAGCGTTGAATTCTTCGAAAGTAGTCGAGTCTTTAAGTAATAGGGCTGAGTTATTGCTTCTTGCTCTTTGAGGGTTATCAATATACCAATTGCCCGTTTTAGCCTTAGCCATCTCTTCATCATCCGCACTAAACAGAGCTAAAGAAGCACTGCGTCTAACACCACCAGACAGAACAGCATCACTGCTATGCATAATAATATCATATGCGTCAATAGGGCGAAGTTTCTTTTGTCCATTGGCGATACATCTATCTAATAGAGTTCTAATTTTTTCTAGACCATTTTGAAGTGGTTCGAAACCGGGTGCCTTGCCAACACCGGAAGATAATTTAGATCCCTTAGTTCTAATATTAGAATAATCAAACACTACATATTGGTCTTTATATTTTTTAAATGCTTCTTCACTAGGTTTAGTAAAGTATGAACTGAGTAATACTCCTAGAGCATCAGCCCAGCCTTCTATGCTATCTTCAATGATATATTTAACACCAACCTCTGGAGTTTTAGGATTTTGTGATAGTGTCGGTAACTTAGATACATGGTGCTTTTGCACACTAAAGCCCGTACCACTACCGCACAATAATAACCAAAAACATTCTTGAAAAAATCTTAATCTGTCGCAATAAGAGCTTGTGCAATTATAAATTTTGGCATGTCTTTTTAGGATTGGCTCGCCGCCAAATTGTAAAGCTCTTTGTGAGCCTAATACTTTCTTTTTAAACATTAGCTCATATGCCCAGTTAATATCTTCGGAGATATTCTTATCGGCATAGAAACTATGCATCATGTTTTTAACACGATCTACAGCTTCTTTCCATGTCTCTCTGCGGTTCTTATCTTCGATCCATCTTGCATACTTACTAACAAACGTGTAATTTTGTAATTCTTGCAGAGCTGACATTATGATCTCCTAGAGTTTAGAATAGCCGCTAATCCGATTATAACAACGGCGTGAAAAGAATAATTTATAGTGTCAATATTATCACTAAAAAAACGTTGATACATATATACTATTGTGGATATGTAAAATGCTATAGACATGATTATACACCAGGAATGTTTTTGAGCCATGATAAATCTGGTTTGACTCGAACGATTTTTATGCCACTCATCTTAACAAATAAATCAAATCTTGCTTTAGCATTTTCGTCAAATAAATGTGTACCGTGATCGTCCGACATAACAACAGTAGTCACACCCTCTTGCCACAAGGCCATAATACAATCATTGCAACTTTGACCTGTAACATAAGCTATTCCGTTATCCGGCCTAACAACACAATTGCTTAGAGCATTACGTTCGGCATGAATCATCCAAGGATATTTTTCTGGCCTAGTAGTAGGCAGTTTTGTATCGGATAAGCCTCTAGGAAAACCATTGTATCCTACACCCAATATTCTATTATTTGTATCTGTGATTACGCAGCCGTGCTGCGTGTGAATGTCGTGACTGCGTTGAGAAATCACACGAGCCAACCCAAGAAAATAATCAGTCCATTGTGGTCTCATAGTATAGTTGTCTCAAAAGCCGTGTATCGACGATGAGGTTATTATATCACTACAGAACCCAAAGTCAACCACCATTTCATAGAATCGTCCAATTCAAATAATCGACCGGCGTCTTGCACAAATAAACATTATTACACTTAATAAACTATAGATTGCAATAATTTTTCCATAATTTCAAATTTACTTTGATTAGTAGATACGCATGACACTTGAGGTATATGAACTAACGACCCAATTAATGGATAATCAACCACAGCCATTATTGATCTATATATCAGTTTATGATAAGATAGCATGACCATATCAGAAGAATGTGCTTTATCATCAATTTTGATATAAAATTCTTTTTGGTGCGCCATGTAAACAAAGTGATCTATTGCCTTTTGAAAATCTACATCTGTACCGGACACAACACAAGGCACATGGTTTTGGTATATCGTGAGGCCGTCTCTGTTAAACATATCCAGATCTGTCATACCTAGGTTTAATACATCGTAGTCAATCATTATTCCACCACCGACAACAACCATAGCCACCCACCTCATAAAACAATGATAATCATACGGAATAGGATTGGCACTCGGTATACTCGCAAATATAGATTTATAAAAATCATATTTAGAATGTTGTCTAGCCATATCTTCTGATAAGACTTTAAAATCCCAACCGTGCCTATTCCAAGACCTTTGACACAATCCTATGAGTTGTTCTTGATCATAGTTTCTATTATTATTTATATCACTAATTAACTCATAATATGTATGGCATTTTTTATTCACGATAGTAGCCAATGATTGTTAATTTTCATATTAGATATTTTATTTTTACCAGTAACGTAAGTATAATGTAGCATCCAATAATTTTTATTTTGTTTGTATAAATAATCTACAGATAAATTTGGAAATACAGATTTGGGCAAAGTCAATATTTTCAAATCGCTGGAAAGTAATTGTTTGTTAATGAACGATTGATTACCGCTATTTTCCGACATATCTTTGTGATTATAGGTAAATAAATCATCAATAATTTTTTGATAATTTTTAGTATTCATGATCATGAAACCGGTGCAATAACTGTAACAATAATGTTTATACACTAATTTAGAGTCTATAATTTCTGTACACTCGTCGTGATTTAATAAGTAGTCCTCGCCATCTTGAAAAATAACATCATAATCGCTATTAGCTAAATACGTATTTAATAATGTTATAAAATTATTATTGATCCATATATCTGTATCTATATAAATAATGTTGTCATATATGTTATGAAACATTTTTAAGATTTTGGTTTTAATATTAAGCTTATAAAATACTAATGTTTTGTAGTCTGTGCTTTGCCACTCTAAAAATTTATCGGTAATCGAATCGTCACACTCGTCTACCAGCAAAATACAGCCATATTTAGTATATTTACCTAAAGCATTATAGCTAGTTTTGTCTAAGCACACTATAACTAAAGAATTAAGCAATATACTGTCTAATTCTATGCACCTCTGTAAAAAATTTTTTACAATATCTAGATACCCATAGTTTGTAATTATAAAATATAAATTTTTCATTTATAAGATGCCTTTAATTTCTGAATCCGTCGGATTGTTTCGCAGCCAATTTATCATTATAGAAAAAGAACTTTCATTAGAACCAATAAAGACTTTGCACTTTTGCAAGATGTAAAAGTCTGCTACTGTGTGTAGATCTGTTGTGTATCTCGTAACATTCGATCTGTTATAAGGACCATGAAATTTGGATTTGCCATTGTGTATTGTCTGATACACATGTAGTCTGTCTTGAAAAATTTTGAACCATTTGTTTTGAGTTTCTGCATTATCTGTAGCTAAAAAAATAGATTCTGTTTTTGATAATAATGTATCAATAATACTTTTTTCATCTATGGGCGGATGTCTATTTTTATCTTGTTCCAGTAGAGCTGTTTTGCATCCTGTTCTTAAATGTACTCCGATACACTGATTAATATTATTTTCTTTAATATATGACTCAAATAATTGTACTGGCATAGGTTTGTATTTTAATTTTTTATATGCCAATCTAATAATATCTTTAGCATTAAATTCTTTCACCATATTAGAAAAAGATTGTGTAATAATTGGATCATTATTAATTGGCTTATCAGTAGGCTGTAAATGATATAAATATCTAAAAGGAAAGAAAAATTTATCAAATCGTACATTATTATGATTATTTATAATCCATTCTTGCTGTGCTGCTTGTGCTTCTCCAATACTAACTAAAAAATTAGCCGCTAGAGATAGTCTTAGTTGGTTAATAAAACCATCAGGACATTTAATTAAAATTGTTTTATTCATAATTAATAATATTTAAATTTTTAGTATAAAAAAGTTAATATTTTTTTAGAGTCGGTAAGAGTATTCGTCTATATTTTTTGGTATCATATAATTTCGCCTAAGATAATATCTATATCATGCATAGAAATAATATTTGTTAATTCTAAGTTATTTTTATTGCTGAGGTCGGAATATAAATATGCTTTATTTATCTTGATCTGACATTCTATCTATAATTCTGTAAATATATCTATCATATAGTTTCGATTATAATCATTGATATAACCATCCATTAATGTCCTCTTAAAACCTCATTATTATAACTATTGAATTGTTTGCTAGTTTTTGTTATATTATTTTTTTGTATACTATTTTGATAAAATCCCATAGTCTGACCATATAGTAGATAGTGATGATACGCTCTTTGTGCTGGACTATATTCGCTATATCCTTCTGGAGACATATAGTAATTTTGAACTATTGGGTATTCTGATAAATAAAAGTAGCTATCGAAATCTTCTGGGGGATTTAAACAGTTTTCTATCTTAATAATAGATAATTCTGTTATTTTTTTATGAATAATTGCCGGGTTATATTTTTTTATAATATCAGATACTTTTACATTGGTGTCATGTGAATCTTTAGTGCTATAATTATAAATTAAATTATTAATGCTATAATTTCGTTTAATAAATTGCCATAACAGCCTATGAGAATCGTCAAAATTAAAATAATCTTCAATAATTTGATAAATAACATAATCATAAGGCATATGATCCATGACATTTAGAATATAGCTTGGTAGAAGATTAAAACAAAAATCCATGAACCGTATAAATGTAGAACAGCCGGTGGCATATAAACAAATCCCGCCATTAAGATGCTGATTTACAATATTGCTGTATGTGGCTTCATTATATCCGTCATATATTGAACCAGATATCCAAAAAGACCCAGAGAATCTAGTATAATTATATATTCTTTCCAACCATTCATCTGTTAAATAGCAATCACACTCTAAAAATAAAGTAGTATTATATACTGTTAAAAATTTAAATGTTTGAAAAAAACTATAATTGGGTCCAGATTTATATCCATAGGTTAGGTCGCTATTCGTCTTTGTTGTATTATAAAAATTATATTTATCTGGAATATTAATATCTATGATTTCTACTTTTTTAAATAAACTAGATAATAAATTTATATCAATTAAACTATAGTTGTCTGTTGTACAAAAAATCTTAAAATCCAATAGTTTTGCGAAGTGGGCGTTGATGGGGTTTTGAGCTATTGATTTTTGAATATTCTTTAAAAAATAAGAGTATTGATTGTCTTGTAATTCAGACCCGGTTATAAGTAATGCTACGCATTCTAGTTTATTATCATAAGCTGATAAAAAATTATTATTTATATATGGATCAATACTGAAAATAGGATTGTGACTAGGTTTGTCGTTCAACGAATAGCTGGTGCGTTGTTTGTTTGCTCTATAATCTATATGAATAGCATTAATTTCTGGATATAAATTTACGCAATTAATTTTTTGCTCTATTAACGCTTGTTTAAGTAGTCGGTCACAGTTACCATAACCTAGTTTAAAATTTAAAATTGAAATATCAGATAGTCTGGGCGAATGTCTATAAATCCAGCAATCGTGAGAATAGAGTGGATTTGTTGGTGGAGCACTTTCGTCATAGTAATCTTTGCTTGGTATGATTTTTTTAGTTTCATGGTGCAAATCTTTGCGGGTTACCATATAGAAAGTGTGCTGATCAAATGTTTGATTATTTAATTTATCTATTGTCTCATCTAAATAAATATCAGAATTGATTAGTATTTTGATAGCATTAGCGTAATGTTCATTTGCATATTTTATCCAATCATAATAAGATAATCGATCTTTTATAAAAGAAATAGAAATTTTTGTAGAATTAAGTTCTTGTTGCAAATCTGAGATGGGGCCGATATTTTTAGTGTCTGAGAATATATGAATATGATCAATATAAGAATTATTAATATTTTTTTTTAAACATACAAGTCTATTTTCTTTAGTATTATCATCGCAATACCATTGAACAAACAATATCTTAAAATTATCATTGGTGTTCTGATATTTTTGTTGTTGGGCCACTATTTTTGAGGGAATAAAAAAAGCATTGCTCTGCTTATATACTCTATTTTCATATTGACCATAATGTAAATAATGTGTCCTACAGTGTGCTTCAGTTTTTAATCCGGCTTTCTGTAGATCAGGATGATTTTTTAAGTAGTATTCCCAATCAAAATCGTTTGGGATATTTTTATTATCGTATCGATTAGCCATGACTAAGTGTCCAATCAATAGTTTTTTTAAGAGACATATCAAAACAGAGTGGAGGTTCCCAGCCCATTTCTTTAAGTTTTTTACCGTTTAGTGCGTATCTTCTATCATGCCCTGGTCTAGTTTTATGAAAATCTATATATTCTATCTTATATGGTTTATTTAGAATAGATGCTATAGCTTCTACCATTTCATCGTTTTTTAGTTTTGTATCTCCAACTATATTATAATGCTCACCAGCAATACCATGTGTGAATAAAAAAACAGTAGCGTTAGCTGCATTTCTAGCATGTAACCAATGTCTTTCTCCAACATATTCAACTTTACCAAAATCATCTAATTTAGCATGTATCGGAATGGTTTTATCTTGTAAAATATAATCTATGCTTTTAGATACAAGTTTTTCTTTATGCTGTCTTTCTCCGAATAAGTTCATAGTATAGGTGGTAATAATAGGCAATTTATATGTAATATGATAACTGATTCCAACAGCTCCTTGACCAGCCTTACTAGCGCTATATGGATTAGACGGTCTCCATCTGTCTGTTTCTACAAAGTCATAATCCGGTGGGGCTGGACCAAATACTTCATCAGTTAAATAATTGATAAAAATAGCTTCTGGAGAATATTGTCGATACCACTCTAAGAGATTGACTGTTCCCATTACATTGTCTTCAAAGAATTGCTTAGGATACATAATGCTTCTGTCCACATGACTATTAGCCGCTATATGTGCTATATAGTTTACTTGTCCTATTTCTTCTATTAAGTGTGGAGGTAATGCAAATTTTAAATCATGATAAACTAATTTAATTCTATTAGCATGCTTCTGAACATGTAGACTATCCATTAGTCTTCTTAGATCCCCTACATAGGTCATGCGACATAAACCTATAATATTCCAATTAGTATTGACCAAAATTTCTTCTACCAAATGAGAACCCAAAAATCCAGCAGCACCAGTAATAAGAATTGTTGGTTTAGAAAATTTTGACATTGGGTATTAATGCCCTATATAGCTTCTATTATTTAATTTTTTATAATTTCTAATGGTAGACTCAGATAGATGATGCCACTCTATAGTAAATGAGTTGGCGTCTCGCTGCAATAGCCGACCGTGTACAGAAAGATCTTCTTCCAAAAAAACAAAGTTATCGTATGCCATAGATAAATGTAATTTTTTAGTAGTAGATTTAGTATTTATGATTCTGATATTTGGGTATTTGGTAGACGCAATTTTATATCCATTATATTGAGAAATATATCCAAATATTCTTTCTATACTATGGCAATATTTTCCTTCTTTATAATCGATCACGTATCCTTTTTCTGTCTCTAGTCTAGGCTTTAGATAAGATAAAGACTGAGTATTAATAAACTTATGATATAAGTCACTTCTGGCCATAAACATTGTGCCAGCAGCGAACTTTCGTTTGTTAATCGGGGGTTTGGGCCATTCATAGTATTGTAATATTTCGTTAATTTTGGAGAAATTTAAAAACTCTTTATTATTTAATAGTAAATTAGCATGACTTATTAAGCCTATTTTGTTATATTTAGTCATGTATGTATAGTTATAATCAAAATTTTTACCACCGTTTCCTAGCAAGGAATGTAATAAAACGTGTCTCCATTCTATTTTAGACATTAATTTACTTTTTTTACTATGTATTTTTATAAAAAAAGATTGCTTGTTCATATTATTAGCAAAATCAGAAAGAAAAGGTAATATATCTCCACCAACATTTTTATGATAATTAATTTGAAAGCTAGGAAAGTTATTTTTTACATCTGTCTCTATATTAGAAGCTAGAGACGTTTCTTCACATAATCCAAGATGTAAAACTATCCTGTTTTTAATAGGAGACAGTAAGTCATAAAACTCGGGCCACAAATCAATATGATATAGCCATAAATAGACATCAACCATAAACTATTTAGGAGTAGGTGATGTTAGCTTATTGTATACCACTAAAGCGATTACTGAACCCACTACGCCCATAAATAATCCTGCTGGACTCACAGCTTCATACTTACCAAGCAGATATAATAGGGCTCCGCCAACATACGACCCTGCTATGCCCAAAGCAACAGTTTGTAAAAATCCAAATCTCTCTTCTCCCGGAACTATGCTTTTTGCAATACTGCCAACGAAAATTCCATAAACAGCCCATATTAATATGCTAAACATTTGCAGCCTCCGCTAGTGTAATAATCTCCTCCTCCGTAAGAACCTCTCCTGTGTCTAACAAAGCAGTCAATATAGATAGACCATATTTGGCATAGTCTTCCCTACTCATTTCTTGCCTTAGAATTTTTTTGATACGCATTTTAGTAAACCAGCCCCTATTAGAACTAAAATACTTGATTTGTTCACCATATAGATTATATTTATCTTGTTGTGTTGACATCCCCACCAGTTTACTCTTATTGCATTCTTGTAAAATTCTAATACAAGTTAATATGACGCTTATAATCATTAAAATGGTAATAATAGCAAAACCATGATTACCATCAGTTGGCACTTGGGATTTATTTAATATTTTAACAGCTATGTCTTTAAGTTTTTCGCTTTGATGATTATTCATAAATTATAAACTCTTTAATGTTAGGGTTCGCAATAATTGCAATCTATTTTTTTGATACCATCGCCGCTCATATACCAACCCTTGCCTTTACACACAGGACAATCTTTTCTTTTGTGTTTTATTGTTTCGGCCTGTACATGCTTGGCTTTAATAATGCCCCCAGCTATGACCACTGGAGCAAGCGTTGATCCATAATAATTTTGTTGAAAAAACAAAAAACCAACACACAATAATCCGATAGAAACTTTATTCATTTTTTTCTCCACGGTAATGGTATAACATTATCTATTGTATCTATCACCTTTTTAAGTGGTCTTGGTCTGCGTGGAGATGGAACATCGTCAGGAGGAGGAATGTCTGGTTTGGTTTTGGGAGCAAGTTTTACTAAAATATTAGCTAATTTTTCTATAATAGTAATTATTAAATTGATCAAAGCCCTGAATTGTAATCTTTCTCTTAGATTCATAGATAATCCTCAAAACCGTAAGAAGGAAGCTTTTGTAATGGAAATCCATCAAATCCACTAAAAGCATAAGACCCGTTTTGAGCAAGCATCCCTGCCGCCACATCGGTGTGTATTAAAAATGACCCGTCGGGTATCGGACCCCATTCTGGATGTCCACCATCATTCCATTTACCCCAACTATTTTGCACTAAAAATGCTGGTTCTCCATTAGTATCATCGCAGGCTATCCAGGCCATACAATGAGCCCAATTACCAGATGCTCTAGCAAACCCCTTCTTGTCTCTTGTACTACTAAATCCATAATTAGAGCATACTGCTAAACCATAGCCATTATGAAGAGCGTCTCGCGCTTCTTCTACTGTTCTAATTAATGATGCTGTTTTAATTTGATGATCATTTGCTAAATCTAATACTTTATCTGGTAGACCTCTGCCGCCCCAACCGGCTCCTAAATTACCGTTGTATTTACTAAAGTCTACAATACCGGGATAATTTTTTCTTACTACTACTCCACCAACTTTACTAACAAACTCAGCCGCTCTAGCACAACTCATACCCTGACCAGAAAAGCCTCTATATCCATATATAGCTTCTGTAGCACCTCTAGCTATCCAATCCTCTCTTTCATTATGAACATCTATTTCTACTGCTCTGGAAACATCACAAGCGTTCCGTGTTCCATGAGATACACAATCTCCTGTAGTTTGTCGTTCATTATAAGGATTTTTATCAAATTTAAGAACACTTTTGTATGGTGTTGATAATTTTCCCTTACCAGTGCCGCGTATCTTCCCACTTGCTGCTCCAAATAATGGATACTTGGACTTCTCCATTAGGTTATTGAATACATGCTCTTCCCAAATGCATCCACTAAATCCTTGACGATAATTATCGTATAATTCTTTCGGAGTATATCTTGGCATTATTTACTACCCTCATTACAAGCCCAAGCTAGTGCATTAAGTGCATCGGCTGTTTTTACCCTTAATTCTTTAGATAGTACAATATTATCGTCCCCAATTGCAGCAACTATAACCTCTTTGGCTTCTTTGGCAAGATTAGGATATTTATCTTTTATATCCAGTCTTAACATAACTCCAGTGAGACTATTGGCTTGACGAATTTCTTCTGTGTTTTTAATAACCTCATCTTCACCATCCAAAGAGACTAACTTAGCCAAGTCCATATATAAGTCTCTTAATCTTCTAGCATCAGACTTAGCATCTGATCCTGCATGTTTAAATATGGCCACCACATCATTTGCTTCTGCTTTCAGCTTATCATCAGATGGTTCGGCTAGCTCTAAGACATCTATGGCTATTGGTTTGTTGTTTATAAAACCCGGTATACTTGGTTTTAATAAACCAATACCAATCAACACTATTGCTATATTTAGTATTAAATTTTTGTTCATACTACATCCTTTTTCTGATCATTGCATACATTGGGGCTGAGAAAAGGAAACATTTGATCTGCTACCTTAACAGCTTCAACACAACCACTTTGTACCGCTAAGTCTCTGGTTTGTTTCCAAGATACAACCAATTTGAAGAATACGTCCTCTGGCGTATCGGCAACTTTCTTAGAAGGACCAACAGAAGGTAATGTTACAACTGGTGTTGGTACTGCTCCCGAAGCTGATTTATTACTAACCTTGTCAATTAATCCCGCAATTAATGCCTGAACTGGGCTTAGTTTATCTTTAAACATAACCCATAGTACCAAACCAATACCAGCATAAAGAGCAAGATCCATTGTGCTTAATTTACTACTAAACTCTTGAAAACTTTCAGTAAAATTCATTTGTATATCCTCTTATTTATCAGAAATTCGTGGCTTAACATCTATAAAAACATTAACTTTAGCGGCAGGGTCCACAAAAACGCCGGTATTTCTAAAGGTAGTTACCATGGCGTCAATTGTTGAACTGACTAAAATCATCAAAAGTGTTTTTACATACTTATGTATAATAGGCTCTAGTAGATTTGGAACAAAGGGAACATCAACAACTACAAAAACACTATCATAGAATTTGCTTAATAGCTCCATAGCAATAGCTTTTTTATTTTTTCCAGCTAAATCTGATGCTGTATTTTCTATAATTTGAATAACACTAGCTACAGCAAGCTGTAAAATTTTCCATGCTTGGGCTAAAGCTACAACTTTAATTTCATTTAGCGATATTTTTGCTTGACTTATTAGTTTTTCTACTTCTGGTTTTATTGCTTCTTTGATTGTTTCCATTGTTAGTTCTCCTGTCATTGGTTTTATTTGCCATCTTTCTTTCTTCTGGATTTGCTGTATCCCACCAAGTTTTTTTTATTTCTTTTCTGCTCTGTATATATTTCCAAAGAATTGCTAATTGACCACCAATTAAAATTATACTTTCCACCCCATGACTAACATCTCGTATGAGATCTTCTTTTTGAGTATTGTCTCCAATTAATCCAACAAGATATAAACCACTAAAAACAAAACTAACAACAGTAAACCAGAATTCACTTGTGCGATAGCCGGGTTTTACCATAGAGTTTCTCCATAATTAATTATTACACCAATATTAGTTAAGCTGATTATGTATATCAATGATTGTATTTTATTTAACTGGTAACTGTTTCTACAAGTATGCCATTATAGAATTTATCCCCATATTTTTGTTGAATATTTTCTATAGTAAGATCACCAGGATAACTAGTTTTTGTAATTAATTTAGATGATCCGCCAGTAGGCAGAGTAGAGCATATAGCAGCTATATTATTAATGTCTTTACTATTGTCAATTTTGCTAATATCAGTGAATGGCCTGGGCATATATATTCTCCATTGTAAAATTATTTATGTTCAATACGATCTTCTAAAGCTTCTAATGTTTTACCCAATATCATAATTTGTATTTTTAATTCATTCATAACTTCTGTATTTCTTTGTAACGCAGCAGCAAACGCGGCCTGTGTTTCTTTATTGGTATTCAATCGCTCCATAATAAATTGTCTATCATGAACATACGGACTTTGTGTTTCTATCATAGCTAGAACATCTGCTTTTGTAGTCATGTTGCGACCAAACATTACCCAAAATCCACTCATTGTGATGATTATGCCAATGGCTGCACTTGCTATGCTTTCCCAGAAATGAATAAGGTTGTCTGACATAATCTAACCTTTAATATGTGATTAATAGAGAAAATAAATAAAGCTTCTTTATACTAATACACCTATAAAAAAAGAACCAGAAATTTGCATTCCTGGTTCTCTTCTTAAGCTATATTTATAGTTAATAATTAGCCATTTTTAGCTGGATAGTTTTTGCTAACAGCTACAGGGGCACCGGTCTTGAAACGGAGTGTGCCGGGAGCACTTCTGGTTACAGAAGCGGCATTATCTGTTCCGGGTGTTTCTGTGGTGGCTGTTGGATTAACCGTCCATCTACCTGTATATAGATTAAAATAACCAGCTCTAAAAGCAGTAGCATAACCACTGGACCTGTAGCCTTCTCTCTTATTAATAGCTCTTAAATTAGCAGGAACATTGGCTCCGCTAAGTAAAACTCTATTACTAACAGTGGCTAAAGTTGTGCTATATCTTACAGCTACTGGCTTCCTTTGGTTATAGGCAAAAACACCGCCAGATAGAGCGGCATCTGCATAAGCATCATTTATGACGGTTGAACCAAAGACGCCAACATTAACTGTACCTAAAACACTATTTTCTAGTACGCTAGATGCTGTTCCAACATTCTTAGCAGTACCTCTGTTATTGCTAGTGGATGTGCCTGTTACGGCACTACCGTTTTGTTGCATTGTGGCCATTGTTTATCTCCATGAAGATTAAAAAGAAACAAGTATACTTATGTTTCTTATACACCTAAAAATTAGTAATTAACTATTTATTAGTTTTAGGCCGTTTATTGAATTTACTCTTAATCCGTAGAGTTGATTATTTTTGACCAGTTTTATTTGATTACTATTCCATAGATTTCCATTACAAATAATGTTGATATTAGGTACTTTTTTATTAATTAAAGCTGAAGCAATTATATTATCACTAATATCATCTAAAGAGTAGCCGGTTGATGGATAGACTGTGTTTATATTGAAATCATATAAAATTTGAGCAACTTTATATAATAATTCGTAAGAATATTGTCTATATTCTAATATATATCTTAGTTCTACATTTAGATTAGCACATAAAGAGGATAATTGTCTAATGTCTTCACGAAACTTATCATACTTTCTATTGCATAATAGCTGTGCTGGACAGACAGCTTCTATAATGTCTATATTATTTTTAAGACAAAAATCAACAGCACTTAGTCTAGACTTTAAATCTAGAACACCCATTGGATAGTCAATGGGGCAAGAAATTTTAACTGCTGGCGATGTTAGAGACTTTGCCAGTTTTGCATACGGGGGTAGAACTGATATGGCTTGAATATTATACTTAAGAGTTTCTGTTAAATTGTTTTGAATCTCTGTGTCATTTGAAGCTATATCATAGTAAGAATATTCTAATAGCATTTATGTTACTTTTTGAGTGAATCTATGTTAGGATATTTTTTACTGCCAAGAATACCATCGGCAAAACCATAATACACGGCTTCTTCGGCCGTTAATATCCAATCGCATTTGTTAGCAAGTTGTGACATTATATGTTTTTTGGCCATCATTTTTTTCCAATTTTTTTCTTTAGCAATTATACTATCCATACACCTATCTGTAAAAATATCAATCATCTTATCGCTCTCTTTTTCATTCCATTGGACGTTACTAGACGCGGCCTTGCTGTGCTCTGCATCCAAACTAATAGAACCATAATGTATTAACATGTTCACATTTGGCATCAGTATTCTGGTTTTAAATGCTTGAAAAATTACGCTGCTTGATGATTGTACTTTTCCATAGGCTAGTGCTACTGTTTTAGATCTAGAATGTTTTATAGTATCATAAATAGCTAAACAATCCTCCCAGTCACCTCCACACAAATGCATATGAATTAATATAGGCTCATTAGATGCAAGATTAAGATATCTTAAATTTTTTTCTAAATTCACAGCGGACCTATAGTCAACCCCACCTTCTTCTATGCCTTCTATATGAGAATGTAAATAAATTTCTCTATTTTTAGGATCTATGTTGTAACCATGAATTGACTGCAATTCACTATCTAATTCATTAAAGGGTTTGGTGGACATTATTCAGATAGCTCCGAGTATACTCTGCGATTAACATCTCTCATAACAGACGAATCATCAAATGCTTTACCTATAGCAATTCGGAATCTATATCTGGTAAAAATATCTAAAGTTTCAACACCGTCAGTGGTCTCAATCACATCCGCTACTTTCTGCGTGATATCAAAATTAGTATGACCAATCCAAAAATTAAAAATTTTACCACTCATGGTATTGTCTGTGACAGGTATCATGCCCATAGGAGTGGCTATAACTCTTACACGGTGTGCTTTATGTAATTCTTCTTTCTCTGAATCTGTTTCTTCATGACTATCGTTGTATTTAGACTTATCCGATTCCGAGTCCTCGTAGTCTCCCAAATATGGGTCATGATCAACATCTTCAATATCATCAGATCCGAATGGATCGAACCATTTTTGCCAGGATATAAGGTTGGTCATAGTTGATACTTATTTCTTAGGTAAGAACAGACAGATATACTATACTATACACCCACAATATAGTAAGGAAAACTTGGCCAATAAACAAGAGCTATTTCAGACTAAACGCTGCTCTTGGCCTGACTACGGGACCATTATCACCTAGGTTTTTTTCGAATTCGGCTTTTACTAAGCGATAGTAGGTAATTACATTATCGTAGAATAAATGCTCTTTGGTGGTCGTATCTTTTTTCTTTGTTTTATTTGTTATAGTCGTCAATAATTTCGGTTCTACTAAAGGATTGGTTATATAAACTAATAACTCAGCAAATTTTTCTGCCTCAAAAGCAATTTCTGTTAATGACAAGTTCTCTAAATTTGGATGCATCATAATAATATCTACGTTATCATTTGGATGCAGGACTATGCTAAGAGTGTGGATATTATTTATTATGACATTATTATTTATTGATAGTTCCCCATCTTCTTTATGATTTGACGAGGAGCGAAATAATTTTTTTAGCATTCGATGGAAATATGTTTGTATTGACATCTATATTTTTTAGCACTCCGTTGATAGTTTTTATTTCATAGTTAACAAAACATAAATAATAAATAGTTAATATGTCATCTATTTTAACATCAGTTAATTTGGGCGTAACCCCATCAGATTCTTTCAAATACCTACTCAGTAATACTGGTATAGTCTCGTCTATGTTTTGATTCACAGATATTTCAATAGACGGAAAATTGATATCATAGTCTATTGTTGAAAGTATCTGATATGTATTAAGTGATGGTATAAATATTGGTACAATGAGACTAAGCTGTGCATTTATCATAAGATCTAATAATATCCAGTGCTCGTTTAATGTTTTGTCGAATAGCTTCTCTAGACACTCCAAACTTTTTACCAATATAAGACAACGTATGATTTTCTAGATAATACATTTTAATTTGTATTTTTTGTTTTTCGGACAAGATACTATTATTCAGCAATTGATCTATGTTTGTACTCAAGCACTCTGATTCTTCCTTAGCAATCAGCACATCTACTGGGTCTGCTGCCTTATTATCGGGTATAGAGGAATAAAAAGAAGAGTCAGCACCATCTTCGCTGAAGTTTAAGCTAATATTTGTATCAATATGCTTTTTATATTTATTAGTTACATAGGTTTTAATAGCCCATATAGCACATTGATTACGATAAGAATATAGAGTTTTCTTTTGTCCGCTTTTACCAGACCTATTAGGATCAAAGCGCCAATCTGCATACATGATAGCGGTAGCAACATCTGATACCGCATCTGTATTTTTTAACATTTCTGCCGACAGACCATTATAAAATCTTGGTCCAAATTTCGCAATCGTTTTTTTAGCTAAATTTATATACGAGTCCAAACTGTCATATGTTCTTTGCATTATGTGTCCTTTTTAGAATCCTAAAACTTGAAAATTACTTAGTTAACTTTTTCCACTGATCAGAATCTGGACGGTCCTTATCTCCAGGTTTTGCTGGTCGATATTTCTTGCCCATGCGTTCTTTCTTTTTACGAATATTTTCCCATAATCCAGGTCGCTCCGCAGACTTAGTATCGGCAGCGTCTGAGACAAACATGACAAAATCGTGAATAGTACGCATGTAATCCTCAGTAATGGCGATTTTACCCTGTAACCAGCTCTCTGTCAAGTTCTCTGATACCGATGGGTTTTCCAATGCTGCTAAAATCTCTTGAGCATGAGTCATGATGGCTCTGATAGAGCCGACGCTCATCTCATAAAAGTCTTTCTTATACTCCATCATTTCTTGCTCAATGGTTTCGACTTCCATGTCTTCTACTTCGAGAAAATCTCCGTCTTCTGCTTTAGTTTTTCGGAGTTCTTTGAGCTTTCTCTTAATCATTTCTAGTTCTAATTCATCTTCTAAATCTTCTTTGCGCTGTTCAGTAGAAGAATCCTCTGTTTCCATATCGTGTTCATATTCTCCACAGTTACCTCCACAGCCCATGCTTGCTTTAATGCTTTCATTAAGTGAATTTAAAAGATCATGAAATCTGCTCATTGGTAAAACTCCTTATTCTTTATTTATACTAAAATGCTTAAAAAGTTTTGTAGACTCATTTGTTCTGCTTGTTTCAGATATGCTTGCATCTCTATGATGCCTTTCTCAGACCCCTGTAGCAAAGGTATCGTTATATTAGCCGTAAGTTCATCTCCAGCATTTCTAGCAGACGTTATGAGTGCTCTTTCGTTTACAGCAGCTTTAACCACCGAAGCTAATATTGCATTTAATATACCTAACATATCATGTCTGGGCCACACTACTTGAGGAGCATTGTAGACCACTGTAGTGTCAAAAAACTCTAGCCTATTTAAAACTATTCTGGCATGGTCATGCTCTTCTTCTGCATCTTTCTTGATAATATCTGCTATTTTTTTATAGCCCCACCTATCAAGATGCTCACCTATTGCAGTAAGCATTTGTGTTTGTTCCCAGTGAATAACAAGAGCTTCTTTCAGTAATTCAATAACTGAATCTTGAGCCATATTCTTAAAGGTTTCATCTGCTACATATTCAGCAGCTTTTGTTTTTTCATGATTCATGTTCTGTTGTTCCTTAATTAATTCTTCTAAACTTTTTAAAGACATCGTATAATTACTCCTATCACCATGCTCTGCAAGACCAATATCTTGCTTTCCACTTTGGTCCCGGATTATCGCAGTTGTGTCTGGCTCTAAAACTTTTTCGTCGTTCTGGGATATTCTTCTTAATTTTCATGTTTGGATCACCAAAATTAACTTTTACAACATTACCCTTTTCGTTTTTAACATATACGCTAAATTTTTTAGGCCCACCCGGAGTTCTAAAGGGTTTATTTAAAGTTACTTTACGACCTTGATATTCGGATGATATTGCATATAGATCGAATTCCTCTGTCAGCTCGGCAATATCTACATAATCATTATCATTTGGTATTACTAAATTTGATTTTGTTAATTCTTCGCCGTCTTCATCTTGGGTCGCATCAGAGTAATTTAAAATTTCACAGACCTGCTCTATAAGGGATGACTTTGTTTGACCAAGACAGATAGCCACTCTTTGTCCTGAGTCTGGATATTCTTTTTGCATTGTTTCATTACTCATGCAACGAGCAACAAAATCTTTAGATTTTTCATCTGAATTTGGCTTAGGAATTGGCATAATTAATTACCGTTAATATGATTTAAAATGGTTTGTGCTGTATTAGTCCAGGAAAGTTGTCTAGCTGTATTTACACCAGCATTATTATTAACTATGTTATTATTGACCATATATCGCATGTGGTCTATAAACTGGTCTTTTTCTGAAGCTCCAATTTTAGCCCAATTACCTTGGCCAACAAAAGCCTTACCATCATTAGCCTTTTCAGTATTTAGGATATCTACTAAATATGAGTTGTCCGTATTACAAAATTCAGTATGGGCAGAGTAATTAGTCGCGATAACCGGCTTGTTCATAGCCATACACTCTAATAGCTCCATATTCCAACCCTCTGCTCTAGAAGGAAAAATTCCACAATTAGCTTGAGAAATTAATTTTGCAATATCTGCGTGATTATTAAAACCTGAAAATATTTTTATATTATCGTGTTTATACATATTTTTCCATTGCTGTATTTCTGTCGGTGAAGAATAGGAATTTGTTGTTTCTGAAGCTAAAATCCATAATTCTACATTATTATTATTTGGAAAAGCATTCGTAAATAATTCTAATAAAATATCATGACCTTTACGAACTTCCCATTTTCCTATGTTGATAAACACATATTTATCTGATGATGGTGAAACATTGTTATATTTGACCGGATCGAATAAAGACAAGTCCACCCCTAGCGGAGCCACAAATGTAGGAGTATTAACGTGATTGGATATTATATTTGCTGCCCATTTACTGGTAGCGAAAATTCCATTGGGGACTCTAAGACTATTGATTTCTATATCATTAAAAGTGTCTAATTCAAAAAAAGGAAAAGCAAAATATTTTCCACGACCAACGTGTTCTAATAAATCAAATTGGTGCCAAATTTTAAGAAAGGGCGCATTGATATCACATAAATATCTTTGCTTTAATATTTGTATTACATAGTCATGATCTGATTGAGACTCGACTGAAGGTTGTCCTATAGGAAAATAAGATATTGTATTTCCCGATGCGTTTAAAGCCTTAATTATATTAAATGAAGCAATACCGTAGCCGGTACTGTTTATGGGCGCTGCTAAGTTAATATTCATTAAACACCTAAAATTGGATTGTTGTTATTATGTATTTTATTGACTTTACAGAATTGGCTGCATTTAGCCATGTATTTGATATGAGAGGCTCCTACATAGCAACAACATGAGCGGATTCCTCCCAATAACTCTTGCGTAACTTCACCGATTGTTCCTTTGTAATTAACTGTTATTTTTGTTCCTTCGGATGCTCTGTAGTCTTTTGTTCCATCTTCAAATGTGTCTTGTGAATGATGCGTGCTCATCCCATAATACGTAAATCTGCCCTTGGTTTTTTTATCAGTTCCAACTATTGTTGAATAATCTCCGCCTAATTCCCACTCTCCTTCGCACGGCTCGCTACCAGCAAAATATCCTCCGAGCATCACAAAGTCACTACCAGCACATAAAGCCTTACATACATCTCCAACAGTTCTATGTCCTCCATCAGAACATATTAATCCAAGCTTTTTAGCTCCGTTTTGAAGACCGTGGGCTACATAGGCATTTTCTAAACAACAGGACAATTGAGGCACTCCGCAGCCTGTCAAGAACCTTGTAGTACAAGCTGACCCTCCTCCTATTCCGGTTTTTACAATATCAACACCACCATATATCAATAATTCCTGAGTAGATGAGGTATTCGTAACATTACCAGCTATGATAATAGACTCAGAGAATTGATCCCTAACTTTTTTGCAATATTTTACAAACACATCCATGTGTCCATTAGGAACATCTATGCAAATATTAGGTTGTTTTCCAAGTTTGTCCTTGAGTTCTAGCAGGTGATTGAGGTCGCTTTTCTTGTATCCAATAGAGACAAAAGTATAGTCAAGATTATTAGGATGGTCGGTAAAATACTGCAACAAACTATCAACCGAATGATACTTGTGTAAACAGGCTATCATTTTTAGTTTTGCCAGTTCTTGAGCTAATCCAAATGAGCAGAAACTCATATTCGCACACATAATGGGTATTCCCGTCCATTGTCTGGGAGAATGATAAAAATTAAATGTGCGTTCCAAATGAATTTCTGAACGACTAGTCAGTGTTGATCTTTGAGGTACTATTAAAACATCATCAAAATCAAGCTTAAGTTCATCAATAATTTTTTGCATAGTTATATTTTCTTTAAAAACTCGTCTGTATTATAACACTTCCATGTTTGATGGCTATCAAATCCACATTCGCTAACACAAATTTTGGGTCCGGTGATCATACCCCGGCCTTTAAAATGATAAAGAGCGGATAAGATTGCAGATATTGGGTCATTACAATCTATAATATATTTTATCTGACCAGATTTAACATAGTATTTGGGCATATTAAACCGAAAAAAAATACCATCGTTTGTATGTGTCTATATTTTCGGAAGTATTAATATGAGACAGATAGTCCTTTATATCACCCCATGAAGAAAAAATGGTTTGATGAGGAATGGTGCCGAACAACCAGTCTGGGGCATTGATTTTGCCTTGCTCCATATGAATGATTATTGGTTTTTTTTGTCGATTAGCCCAAAAAATTTCTTCATATGTGCCGCAAGGATGAATATCTAGATTTAGATTAACTATTAAAAAATCACTAATGTCTACGAGTCTTAAATCCACCCTACGAATAACTTTCATCATTTCTGATAATTCGTCATATCGTTCTTTTTGCTTTAGTTTAGTTTTAACAACATGAGAATCTCTATCTTCCATCCCTGTGTTAGTGGGTTTTGTTATAGGATTGAAAACTACAACACCCATTTCTTCCAAAAACGGCGTAATATTATCTCTCCAAGTCGCACCCCTGTCAGCAACCCTATCCATCGCACCGGCCAAATAAACTCTTTGATTTTGGAGTCTGTTCATAAGTTTAGTAAAATTAATTATCGGTAAATAAAAAAGTAAATAAATTTTTTGATGAATATAGCCTACTACAACTAGACCTATCACTAAGCCTATATTGACCATCGACCATACCAAATACAATTGCCAAAGCCAAGAACATTAATATAATTTCAACCATTTTTAAAATATCCAATATATTTTTGTCTCATACTATTTACTTCATCAATCATTTGCTGTAGATGCTCTGGATTTGTTGACCTACCAGTAGGATTGTGATAGTAAAGGCCAACCGGGTGGTTGACCATCTTTATTCTAGCACCTCCGACCGCACAACGCAACCACATATCTCCATCGGAAGCCGTCTTATAGTTTTCATCGAACCAACCAAATCTATCATGCAAATTCTTTTTCCATAGAGGCATACAGTGAGGACTATTGTTTAGGAATAGATTATTAAATGAGTGTGGCAAACAAGGATAGATCGAATCATATGTATTGTCTTCATATTTTTCATTAGCAATATTAGATATATAAGTGATTCCATATGCAATATCCAGTAAATCATCTCTTTCAAAAGCTTTAAGTAAAATTTCTGTACTGTGTATGTTTTTTCGATCATCTATATTCCAGTTGCCAATTATAGGAGCTGTACATAATTGAATAGCTTTATTCCAACCAGCATACAGTCCAGGATCTGAATCTAGTCTATAATATTTGATATTCTCATATCTTTTTACTAATGGTTCGATATATCTGTGTTCTGATTCTGGAGAATTACAATCTAAAAAAATAAATTCAATATTTTCAAAAATAGACTGTCTGAGAACATCGTATAGGTAGCCGTCAATAAATTTTTCTCCTTTATAGAGAGAACAAAATAATGAACACTTATAATTATCGGTCATGCTTTCTTCCTTGCCAGTGGGTGCCTATTAAACCACAATGTACAGCATATACATCTGGTAGATAAATTTTTTTGTTTGGTTTATTTTGCCAGTATTTTGATACAAACATCATATCATGCTGTGAAACATCAATATTCTCTGGCAAAGGATATATTTTGTTTTGTAATTCGGGCATTATGATATTCTTATGAAAGAATTGAAAATACCCAAAAAAACCAATATTTTCTACGGTATTATCCCCATTAGGATAGTCCGTATGGTTATTGTAAATTTTACGCGGACAAGAGACTATGTTGCTTTCGTTAATTAACTTATCATCTAACAAAGACTTTATACGATTAATAGGATCTGTAAAAATAATATCTGCATCTGTAAATAAAATCCAATCATCATCTTGAAATCTTTCTGGATGGGTTAATAAAAATTCATTGGTTGCTGCGGCTCTATTAAGAGGGTTGTTATTTTTAAAAAATGTATCTGTTTGGTATAAAAAGATATTATTGTTTAAACAAAATTTTTCTGTATCTTTATCTGAGGTTGATGATAAAATACTTAAATTATGAATAATATCTTTATTGTAGGAGTAGACAAATTCTAGGTAATCTACAAAATTAATACAAGTAATTATTGTATGATATTTCATTATTTCACCTCATAGATCCAACAATATTCTTGAGTTTTAATATTGTGAACACCTAGTATTTCGTTAACAGCAGTATTAACTCCAGGCCATCCGTGATTATAGTCATGTCCAGCCAATATTCCACCCTTCTTAACTTTAGGTAGCCATGCTAATATATCTTCATGAACACAGCTATATTCGTGACAAGCATCTATAAAAACTATATCAACAGATTCGTTCTCAAATAATTTTGATGCTTCTATTGAGTTAGATTTTATATTACGAATATATTGGCTTACGCTTGATGTATTATTAAGATAAGTAGAGTATAGCTCACTAATATTAGTGTTAAAATGCGGGGATGATTTATCAATGTTTTCAGCTGATCCTTCCCAAGTATCTATGGCATAGAATTCTATGGTTTTATTAGAATTAGCTATCTCTACTGCCATATATGCTGTACTTTGTCCTTTATAACTGCCTATTTCTACTATTGATCCGCCATCATTTAGTCTATGAACAAAAGATGTGTATAGCATAGGAAACGTGAACCAGTTCTCTGGAAATTTATTGCGATCATAATAAAAATGATTTATATTATGGTCTCCTTAAATACGTTTGCGTCTAATTGATTAGAGTCAAAATTATGCCATAAAGAGTTATACAGTTCTGGCGTGAAGTGTATATTTTTAATATCACTCCAATGCTCTATAGTATAAATAGGTAATTGGTGTTTCTCTTTGAGATATCTAATATTATATGTGTTTTCTGCAATCGGTATTGCTTTTAAATATAAGGATTCCCAAATTCTATGGGAGTCTATTCCGTTCCCGAGTGGACATACATTAAAATAAGTCTTAGCTAGTTTTGTTGTATATTCATGAAAAGATATATTGTTTTCAAAATATTGTGAATCTATATTTTGTAAACACAAACTTCGCTGTTTTAGATTTGTGTGTACATTAAAGTTAGCATATAATATAAACTCTTTATTATAATTAATATTGAAGGTGTTTTGTAATATATCTACATCACCGTGTGGCCATTCGATATTGGCTATACCTATTGGTATGGGAACTAATTTAGAATGAGCATAGTCAACGTTTTGAGCATACCACGTTTTTAGATAAGAATACTCTAAATAGTGTTTATGATTATGGTTGATACCATGATCACTATTGTGAGTAATTAAATTAAATTCATAATTAGGTAATTGATTACTATTAAAAAATAAATGAATATAGTCTGTTTTAACAAAAAATGTTGGACAATTATTACTTTTTACAGATTGGTTTTCTCGAAAGCCATGTTCATCTAAGACATAGTCACAGATCGATTTGAAAAAATGCCCAGTAATAAAATTCATAGAATCTCTGCAAAATTTTTGGAATGTATGTGGGCATTGTAAATGGGTACAAATTGATTGTTATAATGAATAAATAATTTTTTATTAATTAAATGAATATTAAATTGTGAAAAATTCACTACACAAGTTTCATTAATAAAGCCTTTTGTATTATTGGGCTGAGTAGAGTCTAGAATATCTATTCCATATAAATATTGGCCTATGGCAGCACCGTCGAATACCCCAGCAAAGTCCTGATGCATATTTCCAAAATTGATATTTAATTGAGGATCAACCAAATCGAATGTAATAATAGGTAGATTAGTAACAACATCTCTATGTTTCTGAAAATATAATGCCAAATTTCTCATATCGTCTAGATTGTTATTTGTATAAACAAAATTTGCTATTCTATTCGAAGCAATAGTGTTTCTATACCATATGATAGAGGGCACGCATCTAAACGAATGATCCAATACTATTGCCGTATCATATTGAGATTTTTCTAATATATCGGTAGAATTTTGCAGGTTAGAGAGGGTGGCGATGTCGTTTTCTATATGCCAAAAAGAATACAGTTTTTCTTTTCTAGCATAGTTATCTATTAAAATAAATCTGGAAGAGGTTCTGGGAAAAAATCCATCTCTAAAAGATGTATCATAATTATTAATACTATATGTTGCATATCGTTCGTCTGTTATAGAATCTAAATCTATTAAAATTACGTCGGGACTGAGTATTAGATGATGAAACTTTGTTTCTAAGATCAGATGAACACGAAAGCCTTCTCTGTGGGCTAGGGCTATACAGTCGTTTATATGGAAAGGAAACTGTGATCCACTATGAACCAAAATTAAATCTGTAGCCATTTAAAACGTATCCGTTATTCGGTTGTTGAGATATAGCTTTTGATGAAAGTATTTGATATCATTAAAAAAATACAGATTACTAGAAGACAATAAAGAATTTAATCCTATATAACGAATACTGGCATCGCCCCATCGATACATATATATGCCACCAGAATTATCAATAAAATTATAAAAGTTTTGATAATCTTCTCCTCTAAACCAATCCATATCAAAAATTTCAAAATTAGTATAAAAAACTCTGTTTTTATGAAATTGTAGGTTTTGAGATTTAAATATGTCGTCTTTATGAATATTTTTAAAATACTGTTCACTTAGTTCCCAGAGATTACAGACTACCCCAGGATGATCATGTTGAATATTAATATAACCATATATAGCTTTTTCATTGTTCATTCTATCAAAAACATTATATGGTATTTCGTCTAATATAAATGAATCTGTATCTAGTCTCCATATGTATCTATATTGCATAAGTCTTGATTGCTTAAAAATTTCTCCAGCAAAAAATCTACACATATGCCTATAGCCAAGAGAAAACCCTTGAGCCGCTGGGAAGTCTGGGTGGGGAAAATACTCTGGGATTTGTGCAATTATTTCTGATGAATAATTTGGAGTACTAAAAGTAATTGGCTCAAAATATATAGAAATATTTTGTAAACTATTCTTTAATAAAGCTAATTCTGAAAAGGGAAAATCTGGCTCATAGAAACAAATAATATCACATGAATGTTTAAGATAATAATTATTTATTAATAATGGAATAGATTTTCTAAAATTAAGAATATCTTTGCTATTATTATTAAGCAAGTAGACTATTGCTGAGGGGCATCCCATATTATTCTCTATGTTTAGGTGGATAATTATATACTATGACGTTGAACTGTCCCCATATGTCATTAATGAGATCAGACACGAATGGCCAATTACCACCAGCTAGTCCGCTACCAAATTTTGGACAATGTATTTCAATTTTCTCTGTTTTATTTACATAACCGGTTTTAGTAGCTATATACTGAGATAACGAATTCATAGACTTAACTAGAGCTAGATAGTTTAAAGGTCTCATGTTATTTTGACTCTTAATACCATTTTGGGCTATCATATTAACAAAAAATAACTTATGTCTAAATTTATTGTCTTCATATACTTTTAGTATTTGACTATAGCCCAAATTATTTTTTAGAAAATGCTTACCAAGTAAATGATAGTCTTGCTTGACTGTTGGGTATTTTTCGGCGATTTGAGCTGCAAATCCTGCACCAAATAAGTCTATATTGTTACATACATGCGGCACAAAGACTGTACAGCCATTATTTCCGCAGGTTACGCGGTCTCTAATAACATCAAATAAGTTGTGATTTGAAGAAATATAATTGGGTAAGGTTTTATTAATTTTGGTTGACATTATATTACCTTTGAATTTTTGGCCATTTGCCCATAGGACACTCTTGATCGGCCCAGGCTAATTTATTTAAAAACTTTTTTTGTTGACTGATAAAACACCCACAAATATTACATTGACTTTTAATTTTATTAAATTCTTCGCAACCTAAGCATATATTGTGTCTATAAAGAATTTCCTGTTTGGTGCTTTTAGGAAAACCACCATAAATATGAAATAATAAAGACTTAATAAATGTTTTTAGTCTAATTAACCACATCTTTTTTTCTTTCTTTTATGGCAACAATATTAGATTCTTTATCTACGGTAAAAATATCTATAGGGTCTATCATCGTATCCGGAGCCACCCAATGAGTAGTGCCGTCTATTAACGAGACACATAAGCGAGAACCATTCTGCTTATAGTCTGTGGTGACTATGTATTGTTTACCATTATATTGATAACAATCACCAATTAATAATTCTTCTATATATTTCATATTAATCAATGATTGTAATATCTATCCCAGTCTTCCCACTCTTCGTCTTGGTAGTTCGCTTTTTTTCTTTTGATTTGATTATTAATATCTTTTGCAGAAAAATCGGAATCCTCGTAACTTTTTTTGTTACGCTTATTCTTATTTTTTTCTCTCTTAGAGCTTTTTCTGTCGTTATCGAAAAATTCGTTGTTGTGTTTCATTTAAGTGATAGTCGCCAAAAGTATCTGATGGTATAGTAATGCACCAAGTGGACGTGTCAACTCTTTTTTTAGCATGGTACGCAACTTGACCAACCCTCCAGACTGGATTAATATTATGCAGGCCGGTGGACAATATCTATTATTCTTACTTACACCTCCTCTCTACCACATGCTTAAAACAACTATCGTTACTGGAATATGGGATCTTGGTAGAGATTCTCTAGGTGAGGGCTGGAGTAGGTCTTTCGAACACTACAAAGATAAGTTCTCACAACTGCTACAATCTTTAAAAGATGTTCAGCTAATAGTATTTATAGACCCGAAGCATGAAGATATAGTCTGGAAATATAGATCTCCAACTAATACTGTTGTTTATCATCATTCAGCAGATAATTTTGATAACAATTTTTTCCCATTCAGGCCACAAATAGAAAAAATAAGAACAAATGAGCAGTGGTTGTCTCAAGCTGGATGGTTAAAGGATAGTACGCAAGCTAAATTACCACTTTACAATCCGATGGTAATGAGTAAAATGTTCCTTCTGCATAATGCGAAAATATTCAATCCATTTAATAGTGAATATATGTATTGGCTAGATGGTGGAATATGCAATACTGTTCACCCTGGATATTTTAGCCATGACAACGTAATAGAAAAAATACAAAATTTAACTAAAAAGTTTCTATTTATATGTTTCCCATATGAAACTAATAGCGAGATACATGGATTCGATATCTCTAAAATGAGAGAATATTCGAAAAATGATAATGTTAATCGGGTTGCTCGCGGTGGGTTTTTCGGTGGGCATATAGATTATATTTCTGAAGCCAATAATTTATACTACTCTCTTTTAGCGGATACCCTATCTAATGGACTAATGGGTACTGAAGAAAGTATTTTTACTATTATGACCTATTTACAACCAGAAGTATATCAATACGAAAGCATTAATGGTGATGGGTTAATTTCTACATTTTTTGAAAAAGTCAAAAATCGTGAAACAACAATAGAGCAGGCTCAGCAAAGTAATCCTAGAAAAAAGCATACCAATAGCGATACTGTGCTCTACATTAATGCTTTTAATTCACCAGAACAATTGCAAATGGTTTTGGATAGTTTTGAAAAATATGACAATTCATTTATTGCCCAAACTAAAAAGATATTAATTAACAATACAACAAATAATGAATTATTTCCGCAATACGACGCTATATGCTCAAAATATTCATTTGCAGAACATATAAAAAAGGGAAATCTTGGAGTATGTAGGGCAAGACAATTTGCAGCCGAGCATTTCGCCGATTTGGGTTCCAAATATATGATATTTTTTGAAGACGATATGTTGCTGGATTATTCTAGGGCTAAATGTGATTTTGGTTTCTGCAAACCAGCCCAAAATCTACTGCACTCTTTAATTCGTATAATGGATAATGAAGAATATGATTTTCTTAAATTTAGCTTTAGTGAGTTTTATGGACACAACGGAGAACAGTGGAGTTGGCATAATGTTCCATCTGATTTGAGGGTTAAATATTTTGGTGGAACGACTAAAAGACCTCTAACCAAGTTCACAGTGATAAAATCTTATAATGGTCTTCCATATGCTGAAGGAGAGATTTACTATTCTAACTGGCCCCATATTATAGATCAAGAAGGTAATCAAAAGCTGTTTTTAGACACTAAATGGGATAGACCATTTGAACAAACTTGGATGAGTCACATATATACCCTAACAGTTAATGGTGTTGTTAAGCCCGCTATATTACTAGCTAGTCCAATTACACATAATAGAGTACATTTTTATGAAGCGACAGAACGTAAAGAAAACTAAGGTTATCAAACCGAAGTCCAAATTAAATAACCAAGAAACTATATTTGTGCAAATAGCGGCTTATAGAGACCCTCAACTATTACCGACTCTAAGGGATTTATTTAACAAAGCCAAATATCCACAAAATATTACCGTGGGCATATGCTGGCAACATTGTTCTTCCGATGAGTGGGACACACTTGAAGAGTTTCGTGATGATCCAAGAGTTAAAATTATTGATATAGATTATAAAACTAGCCAAGGAGTATGTTGGGCTAGAAATTTAGTTCAGTCTTTATACAATAATGAAACATATACATTACAATTAGACAGCCATCATAGGTTTGTACAAAATTGGGATGCCACACTTATAGATATGCTAAAATATCTACAAAATAAGGGTCACCAAAAACCATTAATCACAGCCTATATACCAAGTTTTGATCCAGATAATGACCCAGCAAGCAGGGTACAAGAACCATGGAAAATGAACTTTGATAGGTTCATACCAGAAGGAGCGGTTTTCTTTCTTCCTGCATCATTTGATGAGTGGGATGATAAAACGCAACCTCTACCAGCTAGATTTTATAGTGCCCATTTTGCCTTTAGTGTTGGCGCTTTTTGTACAGAAGTTCCACATGATCCAGAATATTACTTTCATGGAGAGGAAATAAGCATAGCTGCTAGAGCATATACTCATGGATATGATCTTTTTCATCCTCATAAAGTGGTGTGTTGGCACGAATATACGCGAAAAGGTAGAACAAAACAATGGGATGATGATAAGAAATGGTTTGAGAAAAATAATCTTTGTCATCTTAAAAATCGTAAATTGTTTGAAATGGATGGAGAAAAAAGAGATATAGATTTTGGAAAATATGGATTCGGTTCAGTGAGAACTTTAAGAGACTATGAAAAATATAGCGGCTTATCCTTTGGAAAAAGAGCAATCCAAAAAAGAGTTCAGGAACATAAAGCTCCCCCAGATCCAGAAACCTCAAATTTATCAGACGAAGAATTTGATAAAAAATTAATGAAAATTTTCAAACATTGTATAGATATTCAGTACGGACAAGTTCCAGAAAATGATTATGATTTTTGGGCCGTTGCTTTTAAAGATCAAAACGGAGTAGATATTTATCGGCAAGATGCTGATAAAGATGAAATATTGCGAATGAAGAATGATCCCGATGGTTATTGTAAAGTATGGAGAGAATTTCAAACAGAAATTAAGCCATCTAGCTGGATTGTTTGGCCACATAGTATTAGTAAAGGATGGGCTGATCCAATTATTGGTGGCCTATAATAGACTATGATACTATGGCATAACAAGCCTCTGTGCTCGGCTGGTTTTGTTATTAATTTAGCTTCAAGACCAGACAGAAAAGCATCAGCCATTAAGGAACTAGAACAATCTGGTATTAGTGGATTTGAATTCTATAATGCTACAACCTTATCGGATCCAGACTGGCAAGCGTATGGATGTACTCAAAGTCATCTAGATTTGTTTAAAATACAAATAGAAAATAATATTGATTATTTATTAATATTAGAAGATGATATACATACATCTTATACTTATAGCACGCTTAATAAGATTACAAAAATAGATAAACAAATTAAGTATGCTCATAATTGTATTGATAGCTTTCATCATCTGAAACCCGATTTGCTATGGCTTGGCTCCAGAGTGGAACAAGATGTAGATTATTATGATGACTATATATCTTTTTCTAATAAAACTTTAACAGCCCATGCGTATATCAGTTCTTTGTCGTTGGCAAAGTTCTGTGTTGAAAACTTTAAATATAACGAGCATGGTCACCTGTCTTATAGATATCCTATAGACTTTTTCTTATCACAACTTAAAATTAAAACAGATCATCAAATTATCAACAATATAAATAATAAAGCATTTGTCACCAATAATCTAGTTACTTCAGTTAGCAACTGTTTAATTTTTAATCAAAAACCCGGCTATTCTAATATTATTCATAAAGATATTGATTATGGGATATGGATAGCTGGTTGCCATGAACACTATTGTTTTAATCCGTTAAAAAATAAGATTAATTACCATGAATACATTTGATATTATTAAACATTGGGATGATAATTTAGTACAGTCTCATATTATGTCTGAATTAAATTATCTTATAAATTACTTTAAAAAGAGAAGCACGACTAACATCAGATATTTGGATATTGGAGCCAATTGTGGAAGATATTGGAATGTTTTATCTCAGCATTTTACCGTTGATTATGCTATAATGGTCGAACCCTCAACAGAACTCCACAAGTATTTGTTGCATAAATTTAGAGATACTAATTTTTCTATATATAATTTTGTACTATCTGATCACGATAGTATGGTTAGTCTAGCAGATATTGATTTTAGTTTTTATACACAATTAGACAATAATATTAATTTAGGATTATCTAAATCTTACTTATCAGATAATAATAATAAAACACAATTATCAGCTGAAAATTTCTTTAATGACTATATATATTTTAATAATATTTATAAATTAGATCTCATTAAAATAGACACAGAAAATCGTGACTACCACATATTGAAATCAATGACAAATGTACTCTCTAAATTAGAATCTAAACCTATAATTTGTTTTGAAAACAATTATCATAACGACATGACACAAGACGAGGCTCAGGCTATATTAAACAATTTTACTAGTATCAATTTATATGAGCCAATTAATATTGCAGATATCAACTGGAGTAGTGTATTTTTATGCCCAATTCAAGCTTAATATTACTTAATAGTATTTTATACAATTTTAAAATTAATAAAAAATATTGGACTTATGATAACTTAACTGGAGAAGACTATGATACTAGACGATCTAAGCCAGCTCCATACATAAGAACAGCAATAAATATAGCTAAATTATTAAATATGACAACAGTAGTCGAAATAGGCTCAACTAGATTTGCTGTAACTCAACCATGCGTTGATTATTTTGATGATACTAATTCAGACCCATATATTTCGCCACCTTGTTGCTGCGATGGTCATGCTACTTATTTTTGGGCTAGGGCAGGCTTTATAACTCATACGGTGGACATAGACACCAACTGTTTAAATGGTGTGCAGTGGTCATACGGAAATTTAAACCAACCACAACCATCAAATCTAAAATTACATATTCCAGAGGACGGTATATCGTTTTTGAATAATTTTTCAGATAAAATAGATGTATTATATCTAGACGGATGGGATAAAGGAACTATGAATTATGCAGAAAAGCATTTGGAGGCTTTCCAAGCAGCTAAAAATAAATTATCTAATATTCATTTAATTCTTATAGATGATACAGATTATCTTACTAAAGAGGGGGGGAAAGACCAGCTGTTATCTCCATTTTTAATTGAACAAAATTATTATTTATTGTTTAATGGCAGACAAACTCTTTTTATCAATAGGTTTCCAACATGAATATTATTGTAACTTTAACAACCGTACCCAATAGACTACTAGAGCATCATGGTTCTTGTTCAGCCAGATTAGCCATAACCACATTATTGGAACAGTCTTATCAGTCGTATGAGGTCCACTTTAATATTCCACTATATTATCGTAATAACCCAATTATTTTACCCGAATGGATCGATGAGTATGCTAAAAAATATAATCATCTAAAAGTTTTTAGAACCGATGACTATGGTCCCATTACTAAAATATTCCCAACCCTAGAGAGGGTTACTGATCTAGAAACCATGATTATTGTTGCCGACGATGATTTGTATTATATGGACGGTATGATATCCTCCCATGTAGAAGCCAGATCTAGATATCCTGAAGCCGCTTTGGGTTTTGCTGGATTATCCTCAATAGACGGATCGTGCCATTTCTGTACAACTATACAAAAGGACACAAGAGTTAAAATTTTAGAAGGATACAAAACAGTATCGTATTTAAGAAAATTTTTCGACACAGAAGAACTTAAGAGTCAGTTTATGGACAAGTCTTGGAGAGATGACGAGACATTATCTGCTTACATGGGATATAAGAATATTCCAAAAATAGTTCTTGCTTACTCAGGAGATACGGACTATAATCCTAGAGTAGAGTCTTTTCCTGTGATTGGTCATGTTCCTACACAACAGGGTGGTTGCCATGTATTTAGAAATTGTGATGAAGCACAAAAGAGATCAGATGATAATATACAAAAATTTTATAAGCTTGGTTATCTAGAAAGATAATATCATGAAGTATGTAGCCGTAATACTAGTATTGGGATTATTTGTTTGTAAAAATTCTGCTAATGCCCAGCAGTGGCCTAATCCAGAAAATGCCAGACTAACTAATACCATGACAAATTTTATGAACCAGTTTGGCGGAGGAGGACTCCCGATTCCTGTTCCAGTGCCTGTGGACTATAATTATTACTCTGACTATCAAAATGGATACCAACAGCATCTTCAAAATAGCGTGACACAAGTTGAAGTATATTTTAGACGCAGACAATTTAATATGTATTATCGACAATTAGAAGAGTTGCAGAAACAAGAGATCAAAGATCTAAAAAGATCTAAGCAACTAACTATTCCGGAACTTAATCGTATTTTTAATAGAGAGTCATCATTTTAGAATACGGGATTGATAATACCATAGCCCTCAAATTTTCTAATTCCTTTATATCTAGAATCTTTTAGAGATATAGTATTTTGCTTGAAAGCATCAATATAGTCTTCAAATGTATTTAGTTTATATTTTTTGTGTTTAAGATTATAACTTAGTAATAATGCAGCACAACCAACAGCAAACGGATTGCTCATACTTGTGCCGCTCATGCTTGCATATCTATTTCCTGGCACACATCCGATAATATCATGACCCGGAGCCAGAAAGTCCAGATCTTCACCACTGCAAGTAAAAGATGTGCGATTTAAATTTTCGTCTATAGCCCCAATAGATATAGTATTTTTATATTTAGCAGGGTACATTATCTCAGAGTTTTCTCCACTGTTCCCAGCCGCACAAAAAACTATACAACCTTTACTATTAGCATAGCTAATTGCGTTTTCTATAGACTTGGCTGGATTTGGAGAACCTAAACTCATAGTAATAAAATTTACTCCATCATAGTCAGCCGCCCAATAAATTGCATCAGCTACGGCACTCATAGATCCAGATCCATCATCTCCCAGAGCTTTTACTGGTACGATTTTTGCAGCGGGTGCCACACCAACCATTCCGAATCCATTATCTGATGCTGCTATTGTGGATGATACGTGAGTACCGTGACCCGCACCGTCTATTGGGTCTCTTCCACTATTAACAAAGTTTTTACCGGGTAATAAATTATCTACCAAGTCTTTGTGCTTAAGGTCGCAGCCAGTGTCTATTACTGCCACGATAACCCCATCACCCTTACTTTTACTCCATAATTTTGGAATATTAAATTTCTTTAATTCCCATCCTTCTGATTGAGAATCGTCAACAGATAAACCATATACATCTTCTTTAATATATGGTAATAAGCTAATATTGTCTTTATTAAATCTTTTTCTTATCATTTTGATTCCTTGATAGTAGAAATGGTGTTTGTAATCCATTCAACATGATCACTAATTCTGGTATGGCCACTAAATGTTCCATAGGCCGATTTTATCATCCCCTTGTCATGTATAACACAAGAGTTTATGCCTGCTAGTTTATTTCCGATAAATAAGCCGCCCCCGCTATCACCACTAGCAATACAATATTCTAATTCTGTTCTGTTTGTTCTAGAAGGGGAACACACCAACAATCCCCTATCTATAGAGTCTATAGTATTAGAACCGGCTCTTAGTTTATCGTCCAGTTTATTAACGCCCACCAAAAAATTTCCAGTAGCGCCATATCCAGCTATGGAACATATTTTTCCTACCTCGTTTTTATTGGTATATAATTCAGGATACCATTCCAAACCTATATCGTCTTCTAAAATGCATATAGCAATATCATAATATCCAAATTGGTCCATTTTATAATTAGGATGGACTATGATTTTTGATACATTAATTGTTTTGCTATTGATAGTCGCTCTACAGGTTCCCACATCTTGCACAATATGCGCGGCTGTTATTATAACATTAGATTGGTGTGCTATTCCAGAACCAAAATAAGGCTTGGTATCAGGAGTGGTACCATGCACTTTAGCAATATATACAAATTTTGATCCGTACTCTATATGCTTAGAGTCTGGGGTATTGGGGTCTATCGTGCCCGAAAAACCTACGACACAAGCCAACGACAACGCTATAAATATAACTACTTTTTGTATCATTTTGAACTTTTAAGTTATATGGTCTATTTCGTACCTTAGTATAATACACCCTTGCATCATCAACAACTGTTGTATTCCAACTAGTATAGTCCATCAAGTGACCAAATACTAAATGACACTTGGTACACAAAGTAATTAAATTTGCGGGATCTAATTCTCTTTCTGGATTTATATGAAACGGCTCTATATGATGAACCTCTAGTTTTTGTGACGTTCCGCACGCAGCGCACAGTGGTTGTTGTTCAAGATGTTTTTTTCTACACGATGACCATTGAGATGATCTATCAGATAATATTTGCCACATATGACCTTAACCACCCCCTCCGCCGCCTCCGCTCAGTATGGTTCTGCTTGGTGTTATAGTAACAGTTGGAGTAACTGTTGGTGTTGGGGTCACACTAGTAAGGGGTTTTTGAGTAGGTACTGGACAGCAATTAATATTAATTATAGTCATTATAATACCTTTTATTTATAAATTTCAAATGATTGAAGGGATAGGTGTTGGCGTGGGAGTTGGTGTAGGTGTTGGTGATGGCGAAATTGCAGTAGCATTATTATTACATAATTTTACAACCACATTATCTATAGCCGCCCCAACAACGCCACAATCCGTACAGGTGCTTTCAAATTTTACAAGTGTAATCGTACTATCTGCTGTAAAAACAAGAGTTTTAGTAACCCAGCCCATAGACTCATATGTTCCAAATGTAGTAGACGATGGATCGAAAGAATAATCTTTTGTAATTGTTGACGAACCAATAATCGATAATCTGCATGTTTTTACGATATTTTTTTCTGTAATATTATGTGCAGCCAAATTAAAAGTTACTGAATATGTGCTTCCAATAATTGTATTAATACTTTGTTGAATATATCCTGCACTTAAAGCATTCAAATCTATCCATTTATTAACAGGCTGAGTATCATCATATTGTGAAAGTGAATGAATATCCACATTAGATATAGTCCAATAATCTAATGCCCCAACTGGGGATGTTCCAACATCTGGAGCAGATCCTGGCGTTCCAGACTCAAAATCTCCATTTAAAACCAAATTGGTTGAACCCTCATCATCAATACAAACACAAACATTAAAATGTCCAGTATTATCTTGAGGCTGCGGATCATAAAAGAATAAATATAGTTTGCCTGTTTCGTTTGCTATAGCACTATAAGATGATCCAACAAAAAATACCGTACCAGATTCACCAATACGGCCAAGCAAACTAACATAAGGAAATCCAGAAAGTGGATCATTGCCTGTTCCTGGTATTCCATCAGGACCATATGCTCCAGGATGATCTGACCATCCTACATTAATATTGCCATCAGCCGATATTGTTAATAGAGATCCAGCATTTACTTGTATATTTGTATTTAGTGCATTGGCTGAACTATTATGAGTAGGTCCTAAAACTTTGGGAGAAGGACATATAAAACCACCAACGACAATATCGTTAGGCATACAAAGGGCTAACACTATATTATTAGCTGGATCTTTGATCGTAACTCTTCCGATGCCGTTATGGCAATCTGATAAATTACATTCTAGTCGTAATGTAGTAGACTGACTGCTAAGAATATGTTCATTAATTGTAAATACTGTTTCTCTATACCTCCCATCAGGAAAATTATTTAAATTTGCTTCGCCTATCAAATTGTTGTCAATATAAAAATTAAAAATAGCCCTATTACATGAGTGACCAGCAGAACAATTGACCGGATCATATGATACAATTGCGGTGTATCCATACAGATCAACACCTTCCCCTAAACAAATATCTGGCACTGGCGTAGGAGGTGGTGGGGGTGGGGGCGGTAATGGAATATCTATGATATTAGATTTGTCACAACAGCCGCTGCCTCCAATACGCAACTGAATACTAGAAGCCCTAGATCCTCCTGGAGACAATATACTACCAGGAACATATAATTTAATTATTTTTTTGTCGCAATTAATTAGGGGAGTTGTCATGGTATTATATCTCCAAAACACGTTGAATTAATAGAATATGAATATCCCGGATTAACTGTGTCGCAATCTATAGCAGATACTGGTAGTGGGTTCCATGAATTACTATTATTTAATGAATATTCAATAGAACAACAACATTCGCTATTCTTCTCTACCTGCAATTCTACAATTATACCATTATTAATAAGAGCGCCGTCAATAAATCCATCACAAATTATAATTTCATTACACGACTCCCAGCAGTACTCCTCCGTAAAACTAGACCAAGCACTATCTAATGCAGACTCTTGGCAATAGTTTAAAGAAATAGTTTTGATTCTAAATTTAACATAGCCGTTGGAACATTCTTGAGAGGCTGCTATATTGTCTGGTCTAGGTCCCAATAGACTTGTTAAAGAAAAATTGTATGAATTAATAAGAGTATTGAATATACAAACCTGATCTAATAATTGTCCATTATGGTCTACCGCTTGAATCATATAGCCTGTAGCGCAGCTTTGATTATTTGGAGAAGATAATCCTGACCATGACCAATTCAAAGAGACTAATGTATCATTTGCGCCAGCCACCCCATCATCAAAACACGCACAACCAGATTCTACAATAGTAGGAGGAGATAACTGACAATTCACAGACGGTGTTGGTGTTGGTGTGCTTGAAGGTGACGGTGTGCAACAATTACAATTATTGGTATCTCCATCAAATACCCATACTGGAGGCACATCACACTGACAAGCAGTAGATGTTCCTGAAATATTTAGACCATTAACACAAGATATATTGGCGGTAGCTGTCCATTTATTAGCGCATGATGATGATCCCGTATATGGTACGCTGGGATCACATGTTACTGCCATAAAATATGTGTCGCCACATGATAATGTTCCACTACTAGTCCAATAATTAGGCATGACTTTAGTGAAGAATAAATCTAATGTTATCGTTCTACTCATATTACTACAGTTTAATACAAATGTAGTCAAACCATTCCAATCACAACATGTTCTGGGCGAAATAGATGGTGTTGGAGTACTAGTGGCAGTTGGTGTTGGTTTAGGAGTTTGGGTTTTAGTTACTGTGGGTGTTGGACTAGATGTTGGTGTTGGAGTACAGCAACTACAATTAGAAAAATCTGCAATAAAACTCCAAATAGGAGGAGCATTACACTGACATACTTCTCTAACCCCTGTAATTATTAAGCCAGTAGCGCATGACATTGTGAGTGAAAAAGACCACTTATTGATACACGAGTTTGCTCCAGCGTATCTAATATCTGGATTACAAGTTATTGTAGACGTAAAAGTGTCTCCACAATTTAATGTCCCGTTTGCAGTCCATGTAGATGGTCCCGTCTTTGTATACTGCACTGGTAATATTAAATTATTACAGGTTTCTCCAAACTGAATAAATGTATTACCATCCCATTCACAACAAGTTTGTCTCGACGGGGTAGGTGTTATAGTTGCTGTTGGCGTTGCTGTTGGAGTTATTGTATTTGTCGGAGTGGTTGTTGGTGTGGATGTTTTGGTTGGGGTGATAGTATTTGTTGGAGTAACAGTAATAGTTGGTGTTACTGTTGGTGTTTTTGTTTGTGTAGGAGTTACAGTTGGTGTTTGAGTCTTAGTAGCAGTTATGCTTGGTGTTGGAGTTGGTGTTCTTGTACTAGTAACTGTCATTGTTGGAGTGACAGTAGGAGTACTAGTTATGGTCGGTGTGACAGTAGGAGTTCTAGTTACTGTTGGGGTTTGTGTTTTTGTAGGTGTTCTAGTTGGTGTTCTTGTAGGGGTTTTCGTAGGGGTTTTAGTTATAGTCGGAGTTATTGATGGAGTGATTGTAGGAGTAGGTGTAGGTGTTTTTTTAGGAGTTTTAGTAGGTGTAGGCGTTTTGGTTAAAGTTCTAGTTGGTGTAGGAGTGACCAAAGAACGATCAATTATAATACATGTTTCATCCGACCTAATTTTAGGCGGTTTAGGCGTAGGACTTGGTGTTCTTGTGGGTGTTGGAGATGGAGGTATTATCTTTGACATATTATAATCTGTTCTAACTTAAAGCACTTTAGCGGCAATAAGACATCCTTTAGATACAGCGTGCAATGGATCCGCAGCATGTTTAAATTCTTTAATTGGTAATGGAAACTCATTATCAATTAATTTTTGTTTAAAATATTCAATATATCCTTTGGCTTGAGATGTTCCTCCCGCCACAACAATCGTCAATGGTTCTTTAAATTTGGGAAGAGACTTATGATTACTTAATGCTGATGATAACTGTTTAGTAGTATAGTCTATTAATCTATCATAATAAGAAGCAACTGCTGCTAATATAGGGTTGTCATTATGTTCACCCACAGAAAAGTTTCCGCCCTCTTTTTCTGCTTGTACAACACTGTCCGGCTCTCCTGTAGCAACTGCACTCATTCTATCAACCCAGTCTCCAGATTTAGTTGTTGAAAATACAACAGTTGGCTCACCGTTTAACATAACGCACACATTAGTCATTCCCGCCCCACAACTGATGCCTATGCCAGTATAATCGTTATCATCTAATTCAGCATAACACAGAGCCTCTGCTTCATTAACAGACCTAGCAGAATACCCACAACTATTTAAAATGGTTTTTACAACATCTTCATGATAGCTGACATCAAAGTCTTCATCTTCTTGGTCTACTGGTTGTGCAGGTACGCAGAATACTATTTTTTCATTAGGCTCAGATGCTTGTCCGACTACTTCCTTTAAAATAAAAGCGAGCACTCTTTTTGCATCTTTTTCTTTGGCAGAAACTACGCCCTTAAACATTGGTCTTTTTGCCGTGTCATTTCTTTCGATGGCTTTTTCTATGGCGTCTTGACCTAAAATAATAAATGAACCGTCTGTGTCTTTTATAAAAGTTTTACCAGTCAATCCTTTTTCTATCATCTTTGTTGCAACTGGTGTTGAGGGCTTAATAATATAAAAAGCGTCTCTGAAATCTTTATATTGCACTTTATCATTATTGTCTTCTGATAATACTATAAAGCTTGTTCCTACGTCAAGACCCTTTGCCATAATTTACCTCTTTAAATTTTGTAATTTATTAACAGACAAAGAAATATTCTCATCTGTTTGCTGAACTTTTCCAAATTCTTGGTATTTTTTTTCGATCCCATCTGTGTTAATATCCGTAACAAATTTTCTATCGTCTATAATAATTTTATTTTGTGGTTGTTCATTATTAGTATGGTTCTTATTATTTTTAATAACTGACTGGGCCCCAAAAATAGTCTGACTATTACTAGTATGCAGTCTGCCAATGATATAGCCAATACCACAACTAATAATATTTAATACGGTCAAAATTATGATCAAAATATATATCATTTCAGACATAAGCCTACAGCCTCCTACCAGATTTACACCATAGACTAAAAGAAAAAAGGAGCGATTACTCGCTCCTTAGCTTAAATAAATGTCGTGTAATGAAGAAAGAAATGGTCTAGATAGAGCCTATAACCCTGCCCTTTTGGGTTCTTACAACATACCCTTTACGCACTAGAAATGGCTCAATACTATTTTCAATAGTGTCTAAAGCAATCCCGGTCATTGCCGAAATAGACTTTAGACCCAAAGGATTGCCCTTGCTCCGCTTTAGTGCATCAATATACATTCTATCATATAGATCAAGACCCTTACCGTCGATACCTTGGATCGTAAAAATCTCATCAACAGTAGCATCTGCCGTATGACAAGCCATATAGTTTTTGTACCAGGCCAGTCTAGCATTTAAGATTCTTGGTGTGCCTTTGCTTCTTTTAGCAATCTCCAACAGATCATCGTCTGTAATATCAATACCTAGCTTAGTGGCGATCAATCTTGCTACTTTAGCTAGATCATCATCACTATAAAAAGACAAATGCTCCTTAATTGTAAAACGATCATAAAATGGCTGACTTAAACTACCACCGCTTGTTGTTGCGCCAATGAGCGTAAACATTGGTAGATCAATATGTTCTGGTTCATCTTCCATAGTAATATGCAGAACAAAGTCTTCCATAATCGGATATAGAAATTCTTCAACAATTTTTGGAAGTCTATGAATTTCATCAATAAACAATACCGACCGTGCAGTAACACCCATAATATATGGTAGAATACTTTTTACATTACGAATGTTTGCAGCATTGAGCGTTCGCAGATCAACACCCATTTCATTCGCTATAGCACTGGCTATGGTTGTTTTACCAAGCCCAGGAGGCCCATCAATTAAAACATGCGGCAATACACCACCAGACATTTTACAGCCTGTGGCTGAAATTCGCAGCCTATCGATAACGTCTTTTTGTCCGATAATTTCATCAAAAGTGGTTGGTCGTGAAATATTAGCCATGATTTACATTCCTCCAAAAATTTTCATTGCGTCTTTTACCAAAATTACAGGATCATTACATTCCGTTATGTTATGAACCTTGTTTATAAGATCAACTGCTTCTTGTTTTGAGAAGCCATAATGTTCTAATATTTTGTATGCCCTATTTAAGTATTGTGGACTAGAATCTGATTGTTTTTCTGTTGTCGGTATGGCAATTGGTTGGCTTTTTTTAGCGTAAATAGATTTAATATTTTCTATACGACGTATTCTATATATATTACCACAATCGCATACCCATTTAAAGTTCTTAACCTGTACTTGATTCAAGAAGAGCCAATGCTCTGCTTCGCACTCTGTGTTAGTGCATTTATATTTAAACTGTGCATCTAGACTAATCGGTTTCAGGCTTTTCTGTTTTGTCATTTTGTTCCTTTAACCAAAAAATAAAATCGCCAACCTCGGCATCATACCCACTCTCCAGTATACCCTTGTTGACCAGATGATGCAAGATGTTGCTAACCATTCTAGAATTTAATGCCTCAATTATAGTATACAAGATTTCATCATTAATATAGTATTTAACCATTTCATTTGGTTTGCGTTTTTGTTTTGTGTGTTCCTGTACTATTAGTAATGATTCATTGTATGGTAATGCTTGTTCCATTTCTTCTAATTCTTCGTTAGATATATTGTATAATGTAGAATCTAATAGGTGAGCTGGTTTAACATCAGTATTTTCCTCTCCAAAAAAACGAAATACTAGTTTTCTAGCACTATTTACAAAATCTTCTATATTATTAATTTCATACCATGATTTGCTCATTTTTATACTATTAATTCAATATGTCGAATAGCCCCTTATAGTATGTTGGTTGTCTTAAAAAGTGTGTAGCATGAGTTTGAATATGCTTTTTATACATTTGATCTATCGGATTAGAAACAAAATATTTATATTTCCAAACTTCAGAACCTTGATAGTTATTCCCCAAATACTGGAAAGCATTACCTTTACCAGTACTGGAGAAGTAACTATTCACAGGAAACGACATATCTTTATTTGAACCAAAAAACCCAGTCTTTGGTGAAATATACCATACATTTGAGGTATATTCAACTATATCATTTAGAGCATCTTGTAGCCATTTACCCCAAGTATCCCAAGCATTAGGATCAAACTTGAAGTAATGTTTATACTTGTTCTCTAAATCATCCTGACTATCATCATAGTCATGATCATCATCATAGTTGTCATATTCTTCGTGCATAGAATTTACCTATAAAATCTATTTTGAGGAACTCCATTACGGGGACGACCTCTATTACCTTTAAATCCTAGTCTCCTTATTATATTTCTAATAGTCTGCCCACTAAGGTAATACTTTTTACCATAGAAGGAGTTTTCTTCAAAATAATAGTAAAGACTTTTTGCCGACCCTAATTCACCCATTAGTTCAATAAACTTTTTCTTTGCTTCTTCATTAGTCAATAAAAACTGCAAAAGAGGATTAGTGTGTCTACCCATTTGTTTTCTCCTTATATGGTTGTGTCAAAGGGTATAGATGATTCCATACCCCTGACACAGAACCCTCATCCAATACAAAACTTATCACTAATTTGAGAAGCAAGGTCTTTAGCAGCATTAGAGAGGAATCTGTTGTTACTAAAGTAGAGCGGTGTTGAGACTTGATTAAGGAACTCCACGACCGTCTTTAAAAGTTTGGTCTGCTGACCATCAAGGCTCATATCCTCGTCAGGCAGAGCATCCTGTACATCCATAGACCCATCCCCATCGTCTACGAGCGTATCATCGTCAACCGGATGAACTGGCATAGGATCACCATAAGCCTTTTGACCATAGCGACCAGAAGCATATCCATATACAGCTTTAGTAGCTAGATCTTCCGTACTATTGGTATATGTTTCAGGATTTAAAGCCCTCATCTGATTCAGAATGTTCGTTGCAACATTAACTGATACTGGAACTCCGGTGGTATCAGACTGCTTATAAGCCTTAGCATAACCCTTATACCATTCATCACTGCACTTCTCAGGAATAATCTGGAGAGTAGCAGGTTGACCAGTAAGAGCAGACTTTAGATCAGCAACATTAATTGGTTGACCAGTGCTACCGGGAAGCAGACTCGTAAAATAAGGAGCCTTCTTCTCCCACTCCTTACGCCACCAAGTATAAGGAACACGATAAATCTGATTTGGCTTGATAGCTCGCGGATCACCACCAAAGTAGTTTACCAGTTTTTTCTGTAAGCCATTCCAGAAAGTCTTGTTCGATCCAACAATATTTCTTGAAGCATCATCGAAAATCCAGTAACACTGATAACCATTACGAGTATCAACTACCCAGCTAGGCTTAACAGGAAACTCATTGATCTTCTTAAGAAACTTTTTCTTGTGCTGCATAACAACGCTGGGCTTAAAATAAGTACCATCAGCATTTCTGCCAGCATCCATATCACAGAAACAGCAAGTAAATTGCTTGATAGCATAAAGCTTGCGACCACCATTTACATAGAAGTAAGCATCAGAATGATTATTTACATTAGCATCAAGCGTCTCATTAAGATCATTAGTATGATTCATACTACTAATCTTCTTACGAGGATTACCATTATAAACGAAAATGTTGCTTTGATTAAAAGAACCAAGAAATGCAGACCTCTCATGTGCATACTTATTTGCATAGACATTATTGTTCTTATCAAACGGGTTGAAACCAAGATTATCGTTAAACATATTTTTTCCTTTTCCCACTACTTACTACCTACACAAATGATATTGGGACAGTAAACACTACCATCAAAAGCAATATCTAAAAGATGGTGTTGGAATCGAACCAACCTATAACTAGTATCCGCCCAGCGGCCCACCTTCATCCTAGTGCCTATTGCTAGGCACAAATCCTCAATCAATAATCTTGATCTGGATCGTATTCCTCATCTTCATCTTCATATTGATCCCAGTAAGCATCGTCATACTCATCATAAAGATCTTCTTCCTCATCATAGTATTCATCTTCATTGAATTCACTCTTATAAAGAGGCTTAAGCAATTCTCCTTGATATTCACCAACTACCTCATACTTACAAGTACGAAGTTTTTCATGGTTACAATCGCTTGGAACACTAACAACATCTTTTGGATGAATCTTAACAATCACAATACGATCACCAGCATCAGCATTGCCATAACCAGCAACGTAGTTCAATGCACCAGCATGAAGTCCTTGTGAACAACCGACCGAACGATTGTCATCCACTTTTGCCCTTTGCATTTCGCAAATCTTGCCAACATGATTGTCAAACTTACCAGCATACTTATCCATATAGTCTGACCTAACAGCCTTATACGCAAGGAAACAACCATCCTCAGTAATCGGAAGCAGTTCATGCTCCAAGAAATCATACAGTTCCTTTTGACTCTGCATACTTGGATTTTCCATAAGATTATTCAGGAAATTAACAAGAGGCTGAAACGGCAGTCCCTTGCTCATAAACTCCAGAATACGCTTACTGATACTACCATGAACTTCTTCATTTTGATAATAAACCTTACCATTCTTAACCTCTACCAGACCATCACTAAAATTAGAAACAGCCTTCTCAATATCAACCAGTTCTGCCAATTCATCATTTGTGGCAGTTGGAAGAGCCTCAAGAATCAGTCTGTAATTAATATGATCTGGAAGAACCTGATGCGCCTTATTATTAATAATCAGCGTCAAGTTACCATCAACCCACATAAAAGGAACACTCATTTTAAATCTCCTATATCCTGTGAAATTAAATCAAATTACCCAAAGTTTGTCTAAACGTAACCACACCTGCCTCACCACCCAAATTTGTATACCAATCACCCTTGCTTCGATAAGAATCATCAAAAGTCTTCAAAGGATTACTACTAGAGATTCTTCTGATGTTCCCGTCGTTTGCGTTGCTACCAACAATATACTTGAGTATCGGACTCTTGTCAACCTCGACTTTAAGAGTTTTTCTGATATCGGACATTTTTGGCAAATTGTCTACGACAGAACCTACTGTACTAGTCTTATTAAGACTTTCGGTAATTGGATTAGTATTCTGTTCATCATCATAAAGATTATTTAGCGTTGAGTTCATAGAATTTAGAGAAATATGACTTTCTCTAATCTTGTCTGGATCGATACCATTAAGATTATATCTCGCAAGAATAGTCGCTATTTTTGCAAAATACTCGTCTTTATTCAGTCTTGGAATATCGAAAGTTACTCTATGAATTGTTACGGCAAAAAACTCAATGAGTAGCCATTGATCTATTGTTTCACACATAACCTTATTAGAGATATACTTATCGTAATCCAAGCCGAACAAATTAATAATATGATACATAATCTGACTATCTGATGATGCTGTACTGTAGTAGTAGTTGTCCGACCTGCCTTCCTTACTACCATATTGTGTACCACAGTACTCTATAATATTCTTATAGATAGATACTTGGTCATTAAGCTTATTTAGCATTTTTGTAGCACACTTTTGAAACCAGTCATTGAAAGATACCAGATTGACCCCATCCTTTTTGAGTTTTTCAACAGCATTTTGCTTGATTGCAAAAATCTTTTGATCATTAAAAAGTTTAGTTCCAAGAACCGTCTTATCGTTTTGAGCCAAGGAAACAATTTTATTAATCTTAGGATATCCTGCAACAGAGCCGTATCTAAGAATCGGGACATAAATGATTTCATTCTCTTCGTCTTCAATATAGGACATTAGATCGTCTGACAACTCATTAAGCAAATAGGAGTCATTGATATCATTACCACCAAGTGCTTTGCACTCTTTGTCGGCACCAAGATTCTTGATGGCAAAGATTTCATCCTTACTAATGGTTCCAGAAGAACCCCTACTCTTACGAGTACCAGTAGAGAGCAGACTACGATAGGTAGAAACATTAACTACGTTAGTTTCTCCACCAATATGCTTGATAAGATTTTCAAAACCTTCAGTAGAATCCTCTGGAGTATCGCTATCAATCATTAGATATGCAAAACAATCATTTTGATTGCAATACTTTGTGACAATCTTTTTTGCTGTTTCTGCACCCTTAACATCACATCTGAAAAATACCATTTTACCGGACTTCTTTTCTGAAGACCAATAATATGCTGGTTTACCCTGTAGTGTTTCATGATGAATCTTATCGGTAAGATAAATCATTCTGCGAGAACGATATCCTGCGGTTCTCCAGTTAAAGACATACAACTGCTTATTTTTCTTGAACTTATATTCAAGATCCTTACCACTACTCAATTCATGGACAATACCATCTGGATCGGTCCACGATGCACCGGCAGTCCATCCTCCAGCAAGATCACTCAGATTATAATATGTGGTATATGCATCAACAAGATTTGTGCAAGACTCAAGTTTCTTACTCATGTCTTCCTTAAGAGAAAGATAAATATGCTGAGTTTTTTCCTTGAGAGTCTTTATGACTTGCTTAGTATATTGCAAACCTTCTCTTGAAACATCCATTTCCAATTCACCAATACCGAAATGAATTTCAAGATATAGGCCGGACCCCAAAATCTCTCTGACTAGATGCTTCCAGTTATCAACATCGGCTTTCTTAAATGCACGATTCCATCTCTGGATATTATCATTATCGATATCTTTTTCTTCTCCAACAATCTTATTAGCATCGATGGGATATGCAATATTACCCATGATAGCCACAAGTCCGCTACCGGGGCCATTATAAGCACTTGGGTACTGATTATTATTACTAGATACTCTACCAATACGCCAACCCTCACCATCAATAACAACATTGGTATGAGAGTAGGAGTGATCAGAAATACTATCGTCAGTACCACCATCAATAATCGGCTTCATCTTAAAATAGTGGAAAATGCGCTTACTCTTGATGGTAAACTCATGAAAATCATGTTGCTTAACAGCGAAACTAATCTCCAAACCGTTTGGTTCAGACGTATCGGTAATACCAAACAGATTCAGACTAGGCACACCACTTTCATCCATAGCAGCAATATAAGAATACTTTTTGCCATTATGATACGATGTCGTACTAAAACTCTTTGTATAAGCAAATGGACTCTTGCTCCCCAAGCCCAAACATCCGACAAAATCATTGCTATCATTTTTATTGGATGCACCATACGTTGTATACAGTTCTTCCATATCTTTTTGGCTAAGACCGGTGCCATAATCACGCACAGTAAAAGACGGGGAAGCCTGAGTAGGCAGACTAATCTTAAAAGGATTTTTGTTACCGGCAGCGATATGAGCATCATAAGCATTAGTAGAAAGCTCACGAATAACTGCCATTACCTTATCAGAGTACAAAGAATCTGAAAGGATCTTAAACATTTTGCTTGTTTGAGCAATAGTAAACTGATTTGTGCTATCCAAACCGCGACTGTGAATCTCAACCGTTCTATCTGCCAACTTCATTATTCTTCTCCAAAAGTGTCGTTATCGAACCTGTGATGTTCGTATTATAACATCGGCAATCAGTGCTGTCAAGCCTTAATTATTTTTCTCAACTGTCGTTATGGCAACATAGCCACAATAGATGGGTATCAATCCTATATACCATACCGGAATTCCTATTGAACAAAACCAGATACCCGAAATAAAAGATATAGTAGATAATATATAAACTATAATTTTTGGAAATTTTATTTTTGCTAGTATAATTGTTATCGGACCAATCAAAATAATAAATATCAGAATGATAGATACTAATAAAGCTAAACTAGCCATTATTCATCATCCGAGTCATAATTATCATATTCTTCCGGCTCGTAATCTTCGTCGTAAGGACTCCATTCTGTATTATATTTTTCTTGTTCTTCATCCTGATATTCTTCTAGTATTTCGGCAGCATCCATGATAACTTCTAGTTGTTGAATCTTTTCTATCAATAGACTCATTTTAGCGTCTAAACTTTTTATTGCTTTTTTGATATCTCCAATATCTTTTGATAGATGACTGTCTACTCTATGAATTTCTTGATTGGATTTTGCGATTTGCTTTAGAATATTATCAAAATCTTTTGACATCCATTGTACCCATTATAATTTTTTGTATTCTTTGATATCTCCGTTTTCAGCAATTTTCTTATCTTCATACTGACTACCAACACGACGATAAAATTCTTGCTTTATATTCTCTAATACACCAGTTATCATAGCAATTTTACTGTATGATACCGGCATCATTAACTGCCCTAAAATACGACTAAAAGTATAGTTAATATCCCCTACTATTTGTAGGAATTCTTCATTTGAGAGAGTAGATGTTGAGTCCTTATTCAAGTTAGACTTTAAGCATACCACCATATCCTCTATACAGTTGTCTAAATTTTGTCGATTATCTTCACTAATATATGGCATTTTAATCCTCGCATTTACATAGGTATTTGTTACAGTAGGTACATTTTGGGCCTGGGTCTGGATTACCCCACGCATTACTATAACCGTTAAAACTCTCTTTGCCAGTGTCTATACATACCAATTTTTTAGATCGCCCCCTCTTGACAAAGCCGATATTATACCAATGACAATCCCAAAATTTTAACTTTGTTTTTGCTGTTATGTTCTCTACTAAGTCTTGTAGTAGTATCATTGTTTTTCTGGTATGATTAACTGGCAGTGCTTTTTCTGTAACATATCCCCATGAGCTTTTTTCATTAGTGAAAGATAACCATGAAACTGGAGAATAATCTAATTTACAAATCTTCCCATATACATTGGGGGCAAAACCATATTTAGCCAATACTTGTTGGTATTCTAATGCTTCTTTTGCTTTCTTTTTTGAACAAAACTGCTTGAATACTATATTATCATAACCAACTAAACTGGCTACGTTACAATATCCCCCTTCATAGTAGTCTTTAGATATGTCTATTAATAGATTATCCATGATTAATATGATATAATTTGAGGGATTTCCCCGGTAATATTATACAAGAATTCTTTGGCCTTATCTAAGGAGTAGAACTCTCCTAAAAAGATAACTGAATATCTATCATCGTATTCATATCTCTTGCCATATATTTGGTAGAATGGCTCATCAAGAGCCTCTTCTTCTGTATCTAGAAATTGTTCGGCACTTTTAATTTGGTCTATAAATGTACCGCCTTCGTAATCTGGAAATTCTCTTACAGTTACTAGTTCAAAATATTCTATCGGAGATTTTGGATTAGTATTTCTAATCAAACCATTACACAGAGTATTAGTCATTGGTTTTCCTATATAGTGGAACTACTGTAGTTTGATCAACATAAGGATTATTTTGAATTCTAAGATCGAATAAATCCCCACGATCATTTATCCTAGCCCAAGCGACAGGACTAGCAAAATTTTGCCCTCTCAGTTTTTTGAGTTCATCCTTTGCATTATTTACCCAAAACAGATCAGCACCGGATGCCCAAGCAAAATCAATGATAGACTCAAGAGGATCAGCATTTTTATCCATATAGCCTGCCAGTTCTATAAAAGTCTTTCGTATACTATCTTCCCAATTTTCATATTCTTCGATCATTTTGTAGTTTCGCTACTTTTTCTTCCAGAATCCTGACTCGCTCATAGATATCATAATTAGCTAATGGTAGTAAATCTTTTGCTGGGGTTTTACCATCGCCAATTCTAGTGTCCCATATTTGTTGGATAGGATCTTTTTCGTATAGAAATACTTCTCCCGGTCTAGGAATATATTCAGAGCCGTGTTTAGCTTTTCCAATACCAAAATATGCGGTCATGCTCAAACAAATCCTATGCGAGTCTTTTCGCTCATAGTAACTTCAATTTCATTTTCATGAAACCATTTA